CCGTCTTAGAATAAAATAGTCAATATCTTTATTTCTATTACTATTTATCTTTTTGAGTTCGGGGGTTTGGACTTTTTTGTGACATTCCGTTTTTTCATCTTTAAAATCTAATTTATTTAAATCTAGAAGTATTTCAAAAAAAACATATCATTCAATAAGTATTTCAAATATTTTCGAACCTATCCATGTATCTATGCATCTTTCAGAACAATATTTTTATTCAAAAAACTAACTTCATCATTAGACAATTCCATAATAATATTATAAGTGTATTATTTTTAAATGAGAAAATGTGTAAAAAATTAATACTTTAAAACAATCCCAAAGTAAATTCAAAAAGATACGCTCTATTTGAAATATTTTACTCTTGATTTAGATCGTTTTTTACGTGTTTTACCACCACGAGTTTCATTTATATATTTAAGCGCCAATCCAATAAATGTATTGTCAACACAATTATCTCTTGATCTTGTTGACAAAATACTGCGTCGTCCTTTTCCGTAAAAAGTATAATAGTTACCTTTTAAAACTGCGTTCTTCTTTAATTTTATATATAATTGGTCATTTAAAAAACTACTATCATTTGTCCTATTTTCACCAGCAGGTATAGATGGACATCCATCACATGTATTACAATTACCATCAATTTCATGACTACATGGAAGCATAAAAATAGGTTTTAATATATTAATTGTATTTAATTCAGACAATGTTTCTTGTGTACGAACAAGATCAGATACAAATATAAAATTTGGTACAAATCCTGATGTGCTAAGAGCTTTAGATGCTTCATTTGCTTGTCTTTTTCCTTCATCTGTTAAATGTGTATTTTCTAAAGTAAATGAATTATATAATTTTGTAAACCCTTTTTGTACATTGTGAGTTGCTTGTCCATGTCGCATGATAAAAAAATTGTAAGTGTTTTGTTGGTTTACAAAACGTTCGTTTGTTTTAAGAGCAACTAATACATTTTCGGTACGTGTTTGTGGATAAAAAGGAAATGTTTTATAATTATCCGCTACTTTTAATTCATTTACACCATCAGGTACAAAATTTACATAATAAACATAATCTGGTTTTTTTTCATCAATTGTTCCATTATAAAAAAGATTTGCTAAAAGTTCCCAACGTTTCAATGTAGAATTATATTTTAAAATCATAGATACAATTGCACAATTCATAAATCTTATTTTACCATTACCTTTTGTCATGTTTTCTTTTCCAAATAAATTATTTAACAAACATATCATTCTTGCTTGATGCGTTATTACTAACAAATTTAAACTCATATATAATAATGATAAATTTAAAATATAAAAATTGAAATTAAAAAAATAAAAAAATATTCACACCCAAATGTCTTTCTCTATTGACATTAAAGAAAAATACGTTAGCACCCACTTTATTGGAGACGTCATTTCTACTTTCAAGTCCATGTTGCGTAAAAATACAGATGATGTTTATATTGGGGATAAACTTTTCAAAACATATTCTGTTATTATGAAAGACGATGAAATGATTGTACATTTAGATCCAGCTTATGCCTACTGCATTGACCAGTATAAAAATTTTGGATTAGACATTTACGGCAAAAAATACAAAGTAACGCGAATTTAACCAAGTTGTGAAATTTCATATTGACCATTGAAATATGCTAATTGAGTTGCTGTCAAACCAGAATGTGTTTTTTTATGTACATCTGCTCCTTGTTCTATTAAATAAAGAAATAATTCTAGTTTGCCGTGATGCGCCGCATACATCAATGCTGTCCACCCATCATCATCCGCACAATTTATTTCCGATATATATTTTTTAACATCCTCTATATTACCCTCAATACACGCTATCATCAATGATGTTCTACCTTCATCATCAATGTATTTTATTTTACATGTTTTGGGTAAACAAATATGTTCAATCGGACTATTTAAGTTTTGTAAAATTTTAATTTTATGGTTATTATTTTTACGTGTCATACATTTTATTGTTATTTTTTTTTAATAAACACATTTATTTTTTTAGGAGGAAACATAATTTTATCACAATCTAACACTGACAATATAGTTGTTGTTTTTGGTTGATTTAATTGATTTAAATAATGTATACATTCAGATATATATTGATCAAACGCATCTTGTAAATCACCTGATTGTTTATGATCCATCAATTGTTGTGTCAACTCTAAAATTTGTTTAGAATATTCTTTAGAAAATTCTTGTTTTGGTTTTGAATATTGAATTCTGCGTCGAATTAAATGATTCATGGTGGCGTCATCCATTCTATAAAAAAAGACTTTTTAATTGTATTTCAATTGTATTTTTTTGATTTGCGCGTTCAATAATATATTACATTTTTAACTCTAAATAATATGTATGGATGAAAATAAATCAATAGATTCTACAGAGGCAAGTTGGACGGATGATATTGAAGATGTTCTTTCTAATATAAATAACAATTCTGATTATTTACAAGAAGAACATCGTAAAATGTATTTGTATTTAAAATGTCAATTGTATTATTATCGTATTCCTATTATTATTTTATCTAGTGTAAATTCAGTTTTGTGCGTAGGATTGGCCAATTATATTCCACAACAATCTACCAGCGTAATTAATTGTATGATTAGTTTACTTTGCGCATGTATTTCGGCAATTGAACTATTTATTGGAATTAACAAAGGTATGGAGACAAGTTTAACTGCGTATCATGGATATAAATTACTTACTATTAAAATAAGTACATGTTTGAAATTGGCACGCAACAATCGCGAATTAGAAGGAGTTCCCTTTTTAAAAGAAGTTATTTCAGATTATAATAATTTATTTGAACAATCCGTTGTTATTTCATCACATATAGATGATGCGTTAGTAAAAATAAAAGGTTTAAAACCAATGTCAATTCAAAAATCACATAATTCTTTACAACGCCTAGCACAATATTAAAAAAAATTGATTACTTTTTATTTTATATATAATTACAAAAAATGATGATTGATCTTTGGGAAGAATTTGAAGATGAAATTAGTTGTTATCAGACAAGTTTTGCCATCAGTGTAATTATAACGTTGATTATTGTTTACACATGTAGTTAAACAATTGATGTTAATTATATATTTTTTTTAAATGTTAAATTGATTTAATTAATATGTATCTATTATTATAATGGAAGTTCAAACCGCGTTATTTTTATTAGAAGAATATACGGCATCTCATATGGATATTATGCATCATGAATCATTTACGTCAGACATGATTCATGATGTGACTGAATTGTTACAAGCACAATTGGATGACCCATGCGAGGATGCGTTAGCAAAGGCTCTGTTTTTATTCAAAGGACGAACGTGTTATTCTTATCCACCACTTGAAAATGTTTCTGATACATTACAAAAATTGCGAGAAAAACCACAACCTAAACAAAAAACTCCCGAATGGTACGAATATAGACATAAGTTGATCACGGCAAGTTCAGCCTATAAAGCAATTGGAAGTAATGCTAAAGTAAGAGAATTAATTAAAAGTAAAAGTAAACCATTTGAAATGTATGAATCTACTAATACGGAAGGACCTATGCATTGGGGTGTTAAATATGAATCAGTTTCTATTCAATATTATCAATACGAATATCATACTAAAGTAGAAGAATTTGGATGTATCACACATGATATGTTTACCTTTTTAGGAGCATCCCCAGATGGAATCAATGTAGACGAAACATCACCTTTATATGGACGTATGCTTGAAATTAAAAATCCATTTACGCGTGAAATTAGCGGAAATCCAAAATTAGATTATTGGGTCCAATGTCAAGTTCAAATGGAAGTATGTGATTTGAACGCATGTGATTTTGTAGAAACTAAATTTGTAGAATATGAAACAGAAGAAGCGTTTCATGAAGATGGTACCTTTTTAAAAACCAGTGACGGAAAATACAAAGGTATCATTTTACAATTCTTTACTGATAAAGTAGTGTATGAATATGCGCCTTTTCAATGTTCATTGGAAGAATATAAAGTATGGGAAGAAGTGTGTATGTCAAACGGATCGCGATCTTGGGTTAAAACCATTTATTGGAAATTGGATGTAGTATCGCGTACTATCATTCCACGACATCCATCATGGTTTAATTTAATGGTGCCTAAATTTATAGACGTAATGAAATTAATATAAATTTTATTTACTATATTAAATAAATTGCTTCGATGATATGTGTTAAAGTTTCTGCTCTTGCTGTCGCCCAGTATATACTTTTTTTTTAGAAATAAATGTGCGATTGAACTACTGATATTATTATATATAGTATTATTTAGATGAATAATTCAATAACAAACGACTTTTATATTTACAGCATAAAAAACTCTTTGTCTAAACCACTATGTAAGGAGATTATAGAGCGTTTTAATAATGAAGATAGAAAATGTGCTGGTGTAACTTTTGGAGGCGAGAATAAGGATATTAAAGATACAACAGATTTTCACTTATCACGTAATCCTGCTGGTTGGGTTGATATTGATAAAGTATTGACTAACGAATTATCTAAAGGGTTAGACGAGTATGTTAATTATTTAAACAAAGAATTTATTATTTATAATTATAAAAGTATAAATGATTTGGGGTTTCAAATACAGAAATACGAAAAAGGTGTTGGTAAGTATACTTTTCATCACGATAGTTGTGTATATTTAAAAAAAGGTTGGGTTAGAGATTTTACTTATATTTGGTATTTAAATACAATTGAAGAAGGTGGAGAAACAAGTTTTTTTAATAAAGGAAAAGTAAAAGCAGAGCAAGGTAAATTAGTTTTTTTTCCTTCTACGTGGGATTATCCACATTCAGGATTGATGCCTGTTAGTGATGATAAATATATTATTACAGGTTGGGTAACTCATACAATAGAACTATAAGAAAAAATTAGTTTAGGAGGTCGCCCTAATACAATAATTAATTACTACAAAAGGAGGTAAAAAATCTGCTCCATTACCATGGTCAGTTGCTGTACCAGTTATTGATGCGTTCGTCAAAGTATGACTAACATTAATAATAACATCCTCACTTCCTGATGGATTACCTCTTTTACTATCATTTGTATTAACATCACTTACGTAACTAAAATTACCACCAGCAATATTAATAGTATGATTATGTTGTGCTAATTGATTACTGTTTTGTGTACGATTACCACCTGAAAAAACAGGAGCACCATTATAACTAGTCGATATACTACTATTTGCGTCTGATCCAACAGGGGATCTGCCTAAAAAATTAGGAACTGAAAAATTGCTTCCACTACCTCCATAAGTATAACCTATTACTGAAAATAGTTCTGCGTATGTTGAAGTAGAGTATGATGTTCCATCACACCATAACCAATTAGCAGAAGGTAAAGCGGTTCTTGCAACCATAATAACTTCACCGATAATAGATTCATAGCTTCCAGTATCTCCAGTGGCACCCGTAGCACCCGTAGCACCCGTATCTCCTGTTGCCCCCGTAGCACCCGTAGCACCCGTATCTCCTGTTGCCCCCGTATCTCCTGTTGCCCCCGTATCACCAGTTGGACCTTGAAGACCAGTATCACCATAATCACCTTGAATTCCTGGTGGACCCATAGGTCCCATTTTTCCACAATTATCGGATAATGTTGTTTTATACGATGTAACTGCTGTTAACATAACACTACTTATATTTCCTGAATTAGGAGCTAATGTACCTTTGGGTAAAACATATTTAGGTGGACAAGACGACATAGTATAAAATACATTTTTTTTTATTCTGTTTTATCTAAAACTGCCATCATAGAATTTAAATTTTCTTTAAATTTTGCTAATTCATTAAACTGAGTAATTGTGTTTATGTTTTTATCAGCACTATCCGTTCCTAAATTGCCTTGTGAAATAATAGTTAGCATGCTATTATCGGCCCACTTTTCAAGATCTAAAATAGATTCTTCATAGGATGACCGATAAGTAGACATGTTTAATGAATCAATTAATTCATTGTTCATTTTTTGTATTTTGGCCTGAATATCTTTTGGAGTACTTCCAGATTTAAATCCTTCTCGTTTCATATTCATCCATACAACACAAAAAATAAGAAAAGCTAATATTCCAATCAATATAGGATTCATATATATACTTATATTTTTATTGTTTTCGTGTTGTCGCACCACCACGAACCCATCCATCTACAGCAAATCCCTCTACTAAATAAGATGGATTGGTTATTTTTTCTTGAATGGATGGAATTAATGGATAATGTGTCATGGGTATATAACTAACTTCAGATAAAGTATTTACACTTTTTTTATTGTTAGAAAAAGTATCTGTTTGTTGTAATTGTGATTCGGCAACGGGGTTAAATTTTCCTTTTCCTAAATAAGGTACAGTTAAAAACGGGCGTTGCGATAAATAAATTTTACATTTAGGATGTGTTTGTAATGATCCTAATAATAAATTAGAATTGTCGTCAATGTTACAGCCTCCTATACCACATTGGTTTCCTTGACCACCGGCCGCACAATAATTTACGTTAATTTGGCTTGTCGCAAATTCAATTGGTTTTCGCATGTTACATTCGTTCACGTAATAACTTTCTAACATGTACATGTTTTGAGCTTTATCCTGAAGATCATTTTGTGCTACAATCGTTGAATCCGAATTAATTCTGGATGTATTAAAAAAGTTCATATATCTTCGGTATATTTTATTCTAATTTAAATTGCCCGAATTAAAGCAGTTGGATTTCCTTCTTTTGCCGAAATCATGTCACCAAAACAAAATTTACTAAATCCTTCTTGATCATTGGGGATAGTTGTATTTGCTGTTGTATAAAAATTTCTCATGGAATATTCAAAATCCATTTCATTCCGTGTGCCTTTATAAATGCGAGGATCGGGTAAATTTTGTTTGACTTGATCATTAATTTCTTTTTCAGATGAAGGTGTATATGATTTAATGGCAGATTTTCTGTTTGGATTTCCATTAATTTCTGGTAGCAGCACATTCATCAATGGATTTTTTTTAGTAGGAATGGTATGATTGGATCGTTTTTGAACAAAGGGTTCAGGTGTAACAAGAGTTCGTTCATATAAAATAATTGCACCTATACTAATGATACCCATCCATAAAAATTTAAAATCGTACATCAATATAAATCCAAGTACAGAAAGTAATCCTATTGTTCTTGTAATAGCATTTAATTTTTCTTGAGTATTCATCGTGTCCGTCGGCCAAAAATAAAGTTGATCTTTTTGAAATAAAATAGTATAATCGTGAATCCAAAATGTCATGATATGAATAGTTATTTTTATTTTTTGGAATTTGTCTCACGACTTGCTAATTTAGCTCGCAATCTATCTTTTGTTTTTGCCTTTTTAAGATGTTGATTTAAATTGGGTGGAGTTCCAAATTGGTTAAACATGGATTCAAATTGTTTCATGCCAGGCATATTTTTCATGTGTTTGAGCATTTCAGTTGCTTCTTCAATAAGTTCACTTTCTTTAAGTTGTCCAGATTTAATTTTATTGGTAATTTTATCTCCTACATTATTCATTAATTTGAACATTTTAGATGGATCACTCATCATATCCTTGATAACGTCTTCCTGTGGGTTTATTCCTACAGTTTCCTCAGCAATTTCTTTAGCTAGAGATCCTATTTTTCCATCCATCATACTTTCTAAATGTTCATGAATACCAGTGTCTTTTTCCTCAAACATGTTTTTCATGTCATCAATTGTATCTTTCATTTTATCCTGAATATTTTCATTTTGAAACATCTCTAATATGGTTTGATCATTGCCCATAACAATAAATACAATCAGTTTTAAATATTTCCACATAATTTTTTTTGTTTTATCACTAATTTGATCGGTCCATAAAATTTTAAAATTAACCTCGGGTAATAAAAAACAATCTTGAGAAAACATGGTTTCATTTTCATTTAAAATGGATAAAAAGTGTTCGGGAATAACTTTTGTCATATGGTCATAGACAACTTGGTATTGATCTTGATCATCCGTTGAAACATCTACTAAAATTTTATTTTGAGATAATTCTGGAAACGTTCCAAAAAGATCCAAAATAAAATCTTTCATGATTTTGTAAAAATTGGGTGGAATCATATTATACATATATACTATTATTTAAATATTTTAAACGTAGTGATTACTTAATTTACATAAATTTTGAATATATTTAATTGATTTTTTTTTATTTTCATCACTCATGTCACGAATAATTTTTCGTAAATCTTGAATGGTAGAATCAATGGTAGATGAATAATCTGAAACTTCTGAGGTATAATCCTTTTCAAGAAAATACTCAATATCACCTGAATCTATTTTATCTGCGTATTTATCAGTAATTGTTTTTTTCCACGTTTTAATAATAAGACCAGGATTTGTCTTTTTAATACCTTCCAAATAACGTTTACATTTTACAAATCGGGTATCTTCTGAATAAACGGATGAAATATCATCAAAACATTCATCAAGCTGTTTTAAAAATGTGCTTAGAACTAATGCATTATTGCTCATAATAACATATATATAAATTTATTTTAATATTGTTTTACATATATGAAACATAAATATATTCCAAAAACATTAAGTAAAAAAGATTTACAAATTCAAAAAAGAGGTATTATGAAATCGCGTAAATTGTACAAACAGGGTATATATTATCCACGCCCTCATGTAAATTTTACTTCTAAAACATCAAACCATATAAGTAAGGCGCGTAAATTATATGACATGAATAAAATTGTACCATCCAATGAATTAGCTAAAAAAACAAAATGTTCTAAATCTGCCCTGAACCAAATTGTACATAAGGGTAGAGGTGCTTATTATTCTAGTGGTTCACGACCCAATCAAACGGCAGAAAGTTGGGGGTTGGCACGTTTAGCAAGTACCATTACAGGTGGTCCTGCTAGCAAAATAGATTATTCTATTTTAGAATCCGGATGTAAAAAAACAAGTAAAGCATTAAACATGGCCATTAAACCCGTTTAACTTGTGGACTAATTGCCTGATCTCGTTCATTTTTATAATCTTCAAATGTTTTTCCATTTTTACCAATTTTATCAGGAACATAATCTTCTGTTGGTGTATGAATTGAAAAATCCTGTTCTAAAGGAACAAAATTATGCATTTGACGTAATCCACCATGACCCTTTGTATTTAATTCTTCGGGAGCCTGATCCCAAAAACTATAAGAATCTGATAATTGTGACATTTGAGATAAAGAATAACATTCAGGTTCATTGTTTCCTTGAGTAGCAGCGTGGTTTACAGAAACTTCTTTAGGAAGTAAAAAATCATAAATATCATCCCCAAATAACACTTGTTTTGAATCTATAATAAATAATGCTGGTACTTTGATTACATTGGGTGGCAACAATAATTGTTCATTTTCAAGATGAATGATGGTTTGTCCATTCGCATTTTTAGTTCGTTTATCAATACATATAAAATGTAATTCTTTTTGTAATTTTGTTTTTGAAATTTTTTGTAACAAACGTTTAGATGGATCACAAAAATTGCTATAATAACAAATCGTTGTCATTATTTAAATAAATATATATATTTAACTTAAAATTGATTAAATAAATTATATATAATAGTAGTATCAATGAAATTTGAAAATCTTAGTTCCGAAAATGGCATCCGATTCAGGCTTTCTGGTGTTGATAAAAGTGTGGCAAATGCCATACGAAGAACTCTTATTGGAAACATTCCCATTTATGTAATGGACCCCAAAAAGTGTTTTATTTCGGTAAATAAAACAAGATTTACAAATGAAATCATTGCTTCTAGGTTGTCAGCTGTTCCTATGTGTAAATTATGGCGTGAATCAAGTGTATTAAGTGATACGTATACCATTTCTGTATCAGTCAAGAATACATCAAGAAATACAATGTACATAACAACCAATGATTTTGAGGTTATGCATCAAGGTAAAAAAATAGATTCAATTGACATTTTTCCCAAAAATGAGTATACCCAAAAACACATTTGTTTTCTGCGATTAAAAGCTAACATTAGTGCTCCAGAAGAGCTTAAATTGGAATGTACAACATCAATAGGAACTGGAAACGAATGTGGTATGTACAATAGTGTAGGAACATGTTCTTATGAATATACACATGATATAGAGGCCGCCAATGAAGCCAGGGCATCTATAGAAACCGACAAAGATGATTGGTCCGTTTTAGACGCAAAACAATTATATTTTATCAAAGATTCATTTGATTTTGTATTAGACACGATTGGAATTCATACAAACAAAGAAATTTTATTGATTGCCTCTATTGTATTGCGTGAACAATTTGAACATTGTAAAATGGAATTGACCATTGTTCCTACATTAAATACAATACCCAATTGTTTTGATGTAAAAATGACAGGAAGTTATAATCATGGAACACATTTCATTAAAATGAAAGGTGATCATTCTATTGGAAAAATACTTGAATTTATATTATTCAAATCATTAGATCCCACGTATGTTACGTTCTTTAAACTACATCCGCATGATGAATTTGGAATCCTGCGTCTTGCTTATACAGATGCTACTTCTGAAAGTATAAAAGACAATATTATAAAAGCGTGCGATGAAGCAATTCATCAGCTTGAAGATTTTTCAGATATGGTAAAAGATGTTTTAAAAAAATAAATTTATAAGAATTGTATTAAATCAATTAATCTAAATGGAGCTAACGAATTTAAATACTTTAATGTTTCTGTTTTATTTATAAATTTAGGTTTTATAGATAAATAAATTGTATGTAGTTCATATAAATATTGATTTTTTTTAACAGGTTGTTTGTAAATATAACATTGTTTATATTGGTGTAAAAATGTAGATGCGCATTGTTGTATTTTTTTTTCTAGTTGTATGACTTTTTCTTTGTCATCTGGAAAAAACGTCAAGTATTCTTGTAACTTAGGTGTATTACGAATGTAAAAATAGTGTGTAGACAAAGGCGAATTTCCTTTTAAATGTTCAATATGTTCATGTTCATGATTTATTAATTTACTACGAATCCCATTACATTTAAACATAAGACCTTTTATATTCATAAGTTGAACAGCATGTTCCGCATCTTCATATGAAGCATAGGAGTAATACGTTGGAGTATTAAAACCATTGACTGAAAATTCAACAGCATACCCATTTTGTATTTTATAAGAAGCAACCAATACTAACTTTGGAGCTGTTATTTTTGTTACAATTTGATTATTTGGATGTTGCATGACAAAACTATACACAATAGATGGATCTAATTCATTCAAGGATAATCCACATTCATGAAACATGTCACAAAATGTTTGGGTTGAATTAAATGTACATTTTGCATTCAATGTAGATTTAGTTGAAATTTTCCATGTTTCATGAAAAAAAACATTGATCATTGTTCCTTCTACAAATTCTTCTACAATACATTGCGATATATCAAATGTAGTTTTAAAAACATCAAATGGAATAGATTTAGGTGGTGAAAAACATACAGGTGTTTGTTTAGCGTATATAACAGACCTAAAATTAGAATACTCTGGATTATTTTTTTTTAAAGAAGGATATTTTACAAGAGTATAATCCCCTGTTTTTTTTTGTATACAATCATTAGGAAATGTTTGAATATACATTTATTCTTATTATATTATAATCTTTATATTATAATAAGAATGACTGAACTTCATTCCAATGATATTATACACATAACATCTTCACGAGAAGAATTAAATGGTCATGCATTAATACGTTCTATTACAGAATCAGAAATTACTTTACAAATTCCTCCCAATCATGAATATACATTGTCTATCAAAGATGGTAATATTTTGGGGGTGGATAAAGTTGTTGTTGTTTACATGAGTACTCAGAAACGTTACGGATACGCAGAACAACGCGGATTTGTTAAAGACACGACAATTTGTATTACGTTTGACGATGATATCGAAGTATGTGGAGTTATTACAGAAACAGAAGAAGATATGATTGAAGTAGATACAGATCAAGGAAAATTATATATTGATTTTAAATACACGGAAGCCTTTCCTGATGGAATTAAAGATATTAACATAGATAGTAAAGTTGTTATTGTAGAAGATGAAGAATATGTACTTTTACCTGAAAACATGGCGCGGTATACTCTTGAAAAACAATTAAATGATTTGATGGATAAATTAATGTCCAAAACACAAAAAACATCGTATCAAATACGTCAAGTGAATAAAATTGTACAACGTTATAAAGAATTAATTCTTATGTTTTCTGACAATAGAGAACCTATTTACCCCAAAAAACATTTACCTTATCCACATGTAAAATGGATTGTACCTGTTATTTTAAACAAACGTATTGTCTATGCTGATATTGATGAAATGAGTGAAATGTTACATAAACAAGATCATGTTGCGTCAAGATCATTTTATGAATTGTATAAAGTACTTTTGAGTGATATACCATTTGTGAATGAACGCGAAGGTACTGATGTAACTACTACAACTCTTACTTTAATAAAACAAGATAATGTTGTTGAAGGAAAAATAAAAGATGATGAAACGGCTACTATCGTTGAAAAAAATTGGATCCCACAAGTAGTAACTAAATCCTATGGCATTGTTGAAAAAATTAAAATAGATTCGTATATTTCATTTTCAGATTATATTCCATATACACGAGGATTTATGCCATCTACACCATTGATTGAAAAAATTAAATATGATGGAATTATTCCAAACAATTCGCATGAGTTTTATACATCAGCTGCATGTCGTAAGTCATTGCGCAACATTGTATCTACATTTCCTGCCTTTTATTCTGTTTACGAATGTGTTCAATTATTAGAGCCTTATTTTATATATCAACAAGATTTAACTATCAAAGATCTTGAAATTATCCAATCTTTTTTGAAAAAACACATTCACGAATATCATTATTCTGTTTCGTTTCCAGATTATCATAAACCAAATAATTTTGCTAAAAATAATGAAGTATATAAATTTAATCATCTTTCTGATGAAGAACAATGCGTTGCTATGTTATCACAAGATTTTGGAAAATTAAAAGTAGCCTTGTTACGAGAAAAAATTAAATTAGACTATAGTTCTACCCTAGATGATGTTAAATTAAAACCAAAACAAAGTTCAACGCCTCCTATTGTGAAAGAATACAAAACATTACAAGAACTTAAAATGGATAATATAAAAGCTGCCTATTATGATCCTTCTATGGACACTACAAATTACGATGAATTGAAATCATATACAACTCCTAAATCTATGATGCAATTTCTTATTTTTGAAAAAAAAATGTCTCCCGAAGAAGCAAAAATGTACACGCCTGGATTTTTACATGGGCAACGGGTTGTTGTCAATGGTGAATATGGAAAATTAGGAAATCAATATTATAAACGTATTAATCATGAATGGGTATTAGATGAATCGTGTTATGGACCTTACCCATGTACTAGCAATGAACCAGAATGTAAAGATGATTGTGTAGATATTACGTTTCGGTTAAAAGAAAATTTAAAATTTATGATTAATGAATACAAAATTAATACCTATTCTTCTCAATTATTATTGAAAGAAGAATTAGATGCGTTAAAAGCAAAATTAACAACACAACTGGCTGCGATACAACATATCAATCAAGAATTATTTTTAAAATATAACAATAAAAAATTGGCATTATATTCATCCAGTTCTATTATAACAAAATCACCCAATGAACCCTTATTTTTGTACATTTTACAAAAGCCGCATTGTGAAAAAAAATACAAGGAATTATTAGCATTTATTAATTTACATACAAGAATTGCGACAATGGGAGAAGATAAAAATTGGTTTTATTGTTTAATTACCAATGTTAAATTAGTTCCTGTAGAATATAAACAACTTGCTATTTTATACGACATAAGTATCAAAGAATACAATGATTATATTGACATTTTGATAACTCAAGATAAAATTACATTGGATGATGATGTAAATTATATTTTTAAACATAGCGGTTACCCAATTGGACCTAAACAATTCACAACTACATTTGATGATCAAGTTCGATCTGAGGTGTTTAATCCTGAAATTATATTTTCTTTACCGAGACCATCCCATTCTGATACCCCTATCATTTTTAAAATATTAAACGATATATCCAACACCATTGAAGATTCGCAATTACCAAAATACTTTAATTTTATTGCGCACGACATGGAAAAGGATCCATCTAATTATGTACTATTATGTATTGCGTATGTAATTACTTTATCTCAATTAAATCAAGAAACAATTCTTGACAAAATAAAACGTTTAAAATTTAAAATAGACACAACTGAATTAAAACGTGTTATTGAATACGTAAATAGTAGATATATGGTTCAACAAATTATACGGAGTAAAGTAAAACGAGAAGGCGGATTGAAAAAGAGTATGATATGGGATACCTTTTTACCACCATTACATGTAGTTTATTTAGAAAAAACCGCATTTAACCCAAACGTTGCGGCAATGAACATTATGTATTTAAATCATGAATCTGTGACAAAGCAAGAAGCATTACCCGGAAATACATGTGAGTACAAACACAATAAACAAATTTCTATTCTCGTGTCTCAATTTACACCCTTTTCTTACAAAGTATACAATAAAAATATACCTTTTCATTTTGTACCACCTTATATTGATTGTTCTGGAAAATTGTCTTATCCAATCCAAGAAGAAATAGATAAATATATTTTTGTCTACGTAGAAAACATTCATAAAACATTAATTATCCCTTTTAGTCCAGACATGAATGTAATGCATATCAAACAATATATTTTTAATGAAGAAAATATACCCCTACAACATCAAACATTATTGTTTGAAGATAAAGAAGCAACCGATGATAATGTTGCTTTATGGACTACGTTTACATTGAAAATTAAATTACCATCCTATGAATCTAAACTTCAATTGTTATTAGACGAATTTAATCAAACCAACGTAGATTTAAAAACATTGTACATGTCAACCACACCAATTCATTACATAAAATCTTTTATTTTGTTAATTTTACAAACAATTCCCTCTTTAGTATTACATCCTGTTATGGATAGATTAGAATTGCCTCCTACAATTATTCCTCTTATTTCGCGCCAACATCATAATGATTTACACCTTTTTTATAAAGAAGGAATATTTTATAAAATCATCACTTCGTATCGCGATTTAAATGTAGAAAAACTAAATTATTTTGATAAATCGGACATATTAAAACGTGTATCTGAACCACATGATAAGGATACTATTTATGAAATGTATTTTTATATGTTGACGATTTTAAAACTTTATTTGAATGATGACAAATCTGCCGAATTTGTACAATTGTTAGTAGATACTTATATTAAAACGCGAGATATCATATTTTTAGATAATGAAAGAATTAAAAAAATAACACTTACATACAAAGTAATAGAATCAGATGACCGAAATAAAAAATTAAACGAACTTTCTCCTGAAAATAAATCATTGGCTATTATTTTTACACAAAAAAATATAGATAAAGAATCACGTATAGGTAGAGAACAAGGCTATTCCACGGAAGGATATAGACTAGCTAGAACATTGCGCGATGTTTATTCCGACCGAACAGAAGATGCCCCTGATTTAGGTTCAGATGGAAATGGAAATAACGATTAATAAAATAATTTATTTTGTATGAGTATATATGAATTATCTTACCTTTTCAATTATTATTTTTATGATATGTTTTGCACTTTTACATTTTTTTAAACCAACTATGATTTATCATCCAGATGGTTCATTAAGACAATTTGGAATTGGGTATCGTAAACGAACTGTCGTTCCTTTATGGTTAGTTGTTATCTTATCGGCAATTTTTTCTTATTCGGTTGCTTTATATTTTACTCCGTAATGTTATAGGTTGTTTCAGGTTCGCTCGTTTCCGTACTTGCCATAGCTACAGAATGTGATGTCACATAATCATCGACAGATTTTGTACATGGACTATTCATAATCATGGTATACGATGTAGTAATTGCCATACTTGCTGTTAATATGTACCAGATCCATTCTGATACATGTTCTTTTATTTTAATCATGTTATAAAAAGCTAAAATGCTTTTTGATTTTTCTTGTGAATATTCAATGTTATATTCTGCCAATTTATTTTGAAAATTAATGGTTGTAAATTGATTTATTAATAAAGATGGGTCGCTGTAAATTTTTTCTAAAGGAGCATCATTATTTAAAATGTTTTTTAATGCTTGAGTACCCCCAGCAAATTTAGTCACAAGATATCCAAACGTGTTTGAAAAAGGTGTTTTCCATTCAGGAAAATAATTCAAAACAGCCATCATAGATCCAAATATAAGTATCCATGGAAATAGTGTAGCACTGAATACTGTAGTATTACTAGACGAACACTTTGTTTGCATGATACTCATGTTAATAAAGTACATGATAATGGTAATCAATACAAGAAAAATAATATTCATATAAGGAGACAAATTCAAATTGTATTTAAGATATATGTATACACCGGATAACCAAAAAAACACGGATAAGGATATACTCATCATAGTTTAAATGTATATATAATTTTATTAGATTTAACATATGGAGCATTTAATTGAGCCGGATCTTAAAATACATTTCACCAATATGTTTTCAAATTATAAACATCGTAAAATGGAATATTATACTTCAATAATAAACATTATTTTATTCATTGTATTTTTAGTAGGAGGATTATTTATTTTATATGTTAAAAAAAAAAATAAATTAACGCCTGAACAACGAATTAAAAAAAATGAATCTGATCGCAATTACATCATTCATAAAATTAAATCACTTCAATTGAATAAACATGGATTGTTATCTTAAAATATTAAATATACACCGGGGCCTGGAAAGAACACCAGAGGAAGCAGAACCAGAACCATCAAAGCCAAAAACATTAACGTCAGAGCTAGCAGAGGCAGCAGAGCCATAGGAAGTAGAGCTATAGCCAAAACCATCAGAGTTGTTTCAACTTCCCAACAACTGACGCCAATAAAAGTAGAGTTCATTTTTATATAGGAACATGAAGAATAATTTCAATTTTAAATATTTAATTTTTAAGAATTATAAAAATTGAAATAATTTTACAGATGTAAATGTAAAAAGAGTACATGGCACAAGACGGACAATTTGAGGCGACCAAAATGTTCTTCAAACTATATGCTGAACGTGAATGCATGCGCATGGAATCTTTATACATTCAGGTTCGTGAACCAGTTTTGCCAGATGAAGAAGCGCCACTTGATCTTCCTCAAACTACATGTATTGTCATAGAACCCATACGAAATTTATTCGAATGGTTTCTATGTTAGAAACATGGATTCAACGGATATTATAAAAATTGAAATGATTTATACTATAAAAACGTACAAAAACGGCGCGCACATGGCTCCCACCAAGTTTTCATTTAAAGTGGAGCAATCGCCAAACTTGGAAGAAGAGCTGGAGTGGCTTTTGCGGAAATATAATGTAGGTAAGGCGCGAATTCGGTGTGTAATATGTCCCAGAATAGGTTCCAGCCGTACAACGTCAGTTTATTACGTGGATGTGGATGAGCCCACGAAGTACGGCGCTGAATTACTGGATTGGCTTCGGCGCGGCAAAGAATACGAAAAACAACGGCGCGAACAAGAACAAAATGGCGGACCTCCCTTTCCAGATTGTCTACATGGGCCAGTATGGGCCACCGAAGCAATAGATGGATTTGTTCTTCGGCGGTGGTGGCTAAAAATTACGCGAACCCCGCAAGTTCGAGAAAAGGCTTCCAATGCGTCGTTTAGGTGACAATTTTAACGGCATCGGCTACATCTACAGATACATTTTTTATGTAATCACCAATTGTAAAAAATAAAATATAAGTTCCTGCCAAAAAGCATATTTTTTTATCTATGGAAGTAAAAGGTTTGGGTTTTACAAAATCATTAAATTTATATACTAAAATCAATCCTACTACAATTTTTACAATATAACTAAATTGTGTAAATAATTCAGGGGGTGATTTAATCCATCCTATGAATAATGCTATTGTAATTATTAATGAAATAATATTAAATGTGTCAATGTATTTTTCCATATCTTTTAATTAGATAAAAAAAGAAGTAGTGTATACAATGAAAATAATCCAGCGGGTATAAAAATTAACCAAAACAATTTAGGTTCATTTGGATCATGCCCCCATTCCGTGTATACAGATAAAGAAGTAGGTATTTTAGACAATAATGAAATAATAAAACTTAATGAAAATATAAATATAGTAATAGCCAGCATTGTTCCCCAAATAAGTGGATTATTAATTACTTTTCTGTATTCAATTCCAATAGAAATAACAAACGCTAATAAAATACATTTACATATAACAATCCATATGGATAAATGTTGTTCCGCCATTTCAGCATAATAAGTTTTTCGGTAATTAGTATTAATGCCATCTTTTCTTACTTGTCCAATTTTTGCTTTAATTTTTTTGAGTAATGCAGCAGTTACATCAGATAAATTTTTTAAATATATTTCTTGTGATTTTAAAAAATGTGTACTTTCATTTATTTCTATCATTTGTTTGGTATGTTGATCTAACATCTTTGCTTTAATTGCAACAACTTCCTTGTTATAATGAATTAACATATAGTTGTCATATCCATCTGAACCATTTCTAAACGTATAATATTTCCGTGTAGCATCCTCCACTAAACTCGGCGCATTTAATTCATTGTCACGCGATTCAACCATTGCATCATATAAGGCTTGCAATTTTATATTTCTAATTTCAGTAGGAGAAATGGTAAGACTAGCACTTTTTTGATATGACAATGCTTTTATTTTATCTTGAATATTTTTGCGCTGTTCATAAGCAGCTTCACCTTCTTTATATTCATAATATTTTTGTTCAGCTTCATTATATTGATCGGTTGCGTTTTCTTCATCTTGTTTACTTTTAATATAAGCATCATATAATTTCTTTAATTCATTTGGATCATAACCATTTTTGTCGTGTTTATCATGTTTATCATTTTTGTCATGTTTATCATTTTTGTCATGTTTATCATTTTTATTTTTATCTTTTCCCATACTTCGTGTATTTATTTTTTTTATTCCGTTTCAGTCGTACTAATTACACAGCCAGATACATCACTCCAAATAGTTCCAGGACCACAACAAGAAGATTCTGCGCAAATAAAATCTAAACTTATACCACTTATATCAATTATTTTATTTGTATTTGTGTTGTTTGCCTCGTCTACTGAATAATCAGCCGATGGAGTATTCAACCAATAAAACTCATCATAATTATCATTTCTGCGCATAGTCATGCTAAATATTCGGCGTATGATCAAAAATCCACCAATGATACAAATAATAATGCTTAATGGTCTGGATACAATTTTTAAAGGCGTATAATCAAGAACAATGGCCGCTAATAAACAAATGCCTACAATCGTAATTAGTTGCATCAATCGTTTATAAGCATCATATTGTTTGCTATAATAAGTATTAATTTCAATCATTTTTAATTGATTGTTTTTTTCATCTTTAAGTTCAGACATTCGTTGTTTAGATTTATTTAATTCTTTTTCAAGCAAATGAAGTGTTTTTGTTTGTTGTTTTAATGAAGATTGAGCAACTTTTTCATTTTCATTTTGTGTAAGGTACATTTCTGAAACAAAATTGTACAAATTGACACGTGCTGCAGATAAAGAGTTAATTTGTGTAGTAATATTGTCAATATCTTCATCTGAAAATGTATTAGGTTTACCCAAAGCAACATTTTCCGAATTTGTAGTAAGAGTAGAATACAAATTTTCTTCTGATTTTTGAAGTTCAGCAATTTTATCTAATATATCTTGCATATCCATATATAAATACCATACTATTTTTTATTTGGGACGAAACATAATGATTGCTAAAATAATCATAGCTATGATTCCCCATAAAATAGCAGCACTTTTGTTTTTAGTATCTACTATTTCTAAATCGGTTTCTTGTTGTGAAAGAGTGGTAGATGGTTTTAACTTTTTAATATGAGACAATACATTTTGATATTCGTGTGTTTTTTTTGCCATTTGCTTATTTGTTTGTTGAGATTGTTGTGTTACTGCAACAAGAGAAGAAGGATGTTTTACATAATCTTGGGTTTGTGCATACATAGAAGCATTTTGTTCCATATACGAAGATAGATCAATTGGCTGAATCACGTCACATTGATTTTGCCCATCAACTTTAAAATCATTCCCCATTGGATAATTTGAATACGTAGTTGAATCTATAAATTTTACTTTGCCTGAAGCACACGAACTATCATTCAAATTTACACTTGTTTTTTTTAAATATATGTCTTGTAACGTGTTAGTAATAGTATAATCAGATTCCGATGATTCGGGTGTAATTAGTTGCCATGAATTGGTAGACGGCGAATGAACAAACCCTACACAATCATTGGATGTGTTACATTGATTTTGTAAAGCTGAAATATCACATTCTTCTTTATACTCAACACTAGAGACAAAAGAAAATGTGTTTGTTTTTTTGCTAATTGACCATAATCCAACAAACATAATTGAATTAAATACAAAGGCAAAATTGGGCGTTTCTTGTTTGGCAGGACCACTATCATTTAACGTTGTATTTGTTTTCCATAATATTGTATCGCCACCTACTAAATAAATGTTTCGGTCATTTTGTAATGTTAATCTGAAAGGTCCACTACCTTTGTTTGATGTGTTAGTAGACCATTTTGGAATATTTCCAGAATCATAAGCTACTAAATTTCCATCCGATTGTAATTTAAGTTTTCCAGGACTATGTGTAGCTTTAGAACACCATACAGACGATCCACCCGAAGTAGAATATAAACATAAATTTCCATCCGTTTGATAAATCATAATGTATTTTCCGTTTTGACTTACTAATGTTTTTCCTGCCGTTAATGAACTTCCTTGATCCAATGTGTCATTTACAGTAGAAATCATTGCCATTAATGTGAACGGATCGCCATATTTAATAGAATTTCCAATTTGGTAGTTAGAACCACGTGGAGGAACAATTTGAAATGTATACGCCTTATCACCACCAGGTCCAAATTCAATCATTTTAGTTACTGAATTTACATTGGCTACTTTACATCCCCACCAACCACAATCGTCTGTTTGAGAAGACGCCGAAGATGTAATTGAAATTTCATCTCCATAATGAACTGAACCAGTTTGTGTGGGTACTGAAGGTCGTATAAAAAAATTAGTTGTAGAAGATCCAAATTCTAAATTAGAAGATTTATTCATAGATCCAAATAAATTTCCATATTGAATACTTAATTGATCGCCATACTTTACATCGGGACGTTTTTTGGTACAATCCGACATGTTTTTTCCAGTTACGTTAGATACTGAATTATAATTATGATATTTTCCATTATACGTAGGAGGAACAGAATGAAATGCTGAATCCGCATCCACATAACCCACTTTTCCAAGTGTTGTCATAGACGTCAATATAGTCGCATTTGGTAAACGTCCTTCATTTTGACCCGTTGTTGTCCAATGATAAGTAGCTTGTTGTTCGGTAGTTAAATTAAGATCAGGATTGTTTTGAATATAAAATTGCCAATCAAATTTATTAGCAGGAGGTAACGTTTGAACATACGATGTTTCATGTCCGCATGATTGTCCGGACACCATAAGTGATCCAACTGGAAATCCTAATGTATCCCATGTTTGGTCTAATTTGACAAGTTTAGATGAACAATGGTTTTTACCTATTGTATTGTTATAATCATCTTGGGACGCATATTTTTTCACAACTCCTGTAGACGTAACATGAGCAAGAGAGCCATCCGACAATTGAAGATTTTTAGATGCGTATTTTTTCCCTGATGTGTATTGTTTAATTTGATCTAATAAATTCATTTTATATTTTTCTTATATTTTTATTTCCATTGATACACAATAATAGAAAAAATGGTAATGGCTGAAAGTAGCCATGGCATAGTATTCGCATAATTCATGGTAGCAACTATTTCTACATCTTCTTTTTGCGTAATTTCAGTAATGAGTAAATTCATGTCTTTATCCAATTGATTGGACACACCTAATAATTCATGTTGTTTAGGTATATTTTGAATTGTTTTTTTAGTTAAATTGGACATTTGTAATAAATATGTTTTCATATCAGCATTTAATTCGGCCGCCTTTTGACATTTTGTTTTCATTTTTTCTTTTCCTAAACAAGACGTTTTCACAGAATTCATAATTGACATGTATTCCTCTTTTGCATTGTTGAATTTTGCCTCTACTGCGTATAAATCAACTTCTGTCATGTATAATCTAAACATTTAAATCGGGTGTATTTAACGATAATTTTTTCAAATAATCCGATGCGTATCCAGAAGGACGTAACGGATTGTTTAATTTAGCAAAAATAAATTTAATAAATACATAAAAAAAGAAAGCATAAATAATGTACCTCATCATACAATATTTTTTATAAAAAAAATACGTCAACCGATCTATCATATTATATAAAGTGAAGTGGTAGTGTCCGCACCAACTCTAATAGTTGAACCAAGAAGAGCATTTGCGTTAGTAAAAATTATTTGAGAAACTCCGTTCAACTGAATATCTATTGGGTCGGTCATAGATTTATTACAAATACCCCACCAATATCCAACAACAAGAGGAGTGGTTATATTAACTATCAAAGCAGAAGAACGACCAAAATACTGCATTAAACTCATCACTATCCATATATATTAGTAAGAGATTTTAAACATCGTCGTATAATTGTATCTTGTAATAAGTTCCGTTCAGTTTTATTCTTAAAAACTTACTCACAGGAGCACCAACAGTAGCAGTTTCCAAAGTAGTTCCTTCCAATTGAAGGTCGCCAATATTATTTACATCTAATATTATATTTCCGTCGCTCCCTCCTATTGCTGATGTTAAACCAACCCCTCTGTCGGCATTCAAAAAACAAAATCCATTCGTTCCACCAGAAGGAACATTCGCAGTAAAAGTAATATTGCCGTCAGTAGTAGTCCCACTAATACTACCGGTGAAAGGGGCAATTCCCCCAGCGTTTAAAGCAACATTTCGTTTAGATGCTATTGTTATATCACCATTTCCACTTGAAGCAGTTCCGTCTATTGTAATATCACCAGTAGAAGTTTTAAGAGAGTTTCCGTTTAAATCAAGAGGTCTAAAAGAGTTGTTTTCATTATCAGAACCATTCATTCTAAAAACTAAATTATTAACGCCATTTATTAAACTATAAAAATCTAACGCTCCGTCGTGGTTAGAAGGGGCGGTTGTTGTAGTAATAGTGCTTTCAATTTTACCAAAGGTTCTTTCCACCCCAGCACTATCTTTCGCATTAAAAAATACAGAACCAATTACATCATTAACCGCACCATTTCGCCCACTTTTAGTCAATTCAATAGAAGGGACACCATTAGTATTTCCAGCAGTCGCATCTGTATTGTTTATAATTAGTGCTGGACTACTGGTATATCCTGTGTTTGGACTTGTTAAAACAATACCAGCAGAGTTCGCAAACAGATTGTCGCTGGAAAATCCAATAAGACCATTAGTATTTAAACTTAAACTAACGCCTGAATGATAAATGCCGTCGCTTTGATAAGTCGCATTATTGGGTGTAAATCCGTCGTCAAAATCAACTTCAAGTTGAGAACTTGAAAGAATAGTAAAAACATTATTAGGAGTATCATTTAAAGTTATAGTGAGAGGGTCTTGTGCGGAATTACCAGCAGTAAGAACTTGCTGTAAAGTAGGAGTTGGGCCTGTTGGACCTGTATCACCTGTTGGTCCAGTTTGCCCTGTTGGACCAGTTGCGCCTGTAGCACCTGTTGGGCCTGTTGGACCAGTTGCGCCTGTAGCACCTGTTGGACCAGTAGCACCTGTTGGGCCTGTTGGACCAGTTGCGCCTGTAGCACCTGTAGCACCTGTTGGACCAGTAGCACCTGTTGGACCAGTAGCACCTGTTGGACCAGTAGCACCTGTTGGACCTGTTGCGCCTGTTGGACCAGTAGCACCTGTTGGGCCTGTTGGTCCTGTTGGGCCTGTTGGACCAGTAGCACCTGTTGAACCAGTATCGCCTGTTGATCCAGTTGATCCTGTTGGTCCTGTTTGACCTGTTGGTCCAGTTGGTCCTGTTTGACCTGTTGGTCCTGTTTGACCTGTAGAACCTGTTGATCCAGTTGATCCTGTTGGTCCTGTTGGTCCTGTTTGACCTGTGGTTCCTATATCTGTCGCGACTTGCTTTATTGAAATAAAATTAGCAGAATAGTTTGGGACGTAGCCAGGGGTGGGAAAATCTGGGAGTGTTACTTCTAATGTGACAGATATTACATCACCTAATGTTAATAATGCTATAAATGGAGCATTTGCGTGATATAAAGTTTCAACCCCAAAAACCGGAACATCGTTAGGCTCTTCGCCTACCATAAATCTTTTCGCAACTGTAACATAACTGCTTCCTGTAATTTGTGAACTATTGTTTAATATTTTTGATGTTGCTGTAAAGGACGATGGCGCGCTCGGATTAGAAGTTATAGTTGTATTATAAGCTATTTCGTAATAGCCTGTTTTTGGTATTGTAAAGGTTGTACCAGGTCCATTTGCAGTAATACCACCTGTTGATACTATTAGGGTTGGAAAGGGTAGAGTTACTGGACTTGTAGTAAGTATATCTACAGCTATTCCAGAATAATAATAACTTGCTAGTATATTTGAAGCAGACCCTGCAGCTCCAGTTGGTCCTGTTTGACCTGTTGGTCCTGTTTGACCTGTTGAACCAGTATCGCCTGTTGGTCCTGTTTGACCTGTTGGTCCAGTTGGTCCTGTTTGACCAGTTGATCCAGTTGGTCCTGTTTGACCTGTTGGTCCAGTTGGTCCTGTTTGACCTGTTGGTCCAGTTGGTCCAGTTGGTCCAGTTGCACCTGTTGGACCAGTATCACCTGTTGGACCTGTATCACCTGTTGGTCCTGTATCACCTGTTGGGCCAGTATCACCTGTTGGACCTGTATCACCTGTTGGTCCTGTATCACCTGTTGGTCCTGTATTACCTGTTGGACCTGTATCACCTGTTGGGCCAGTATCACCTGTTGGTCCTGTTGGTCCTGTTGGTCCTGTTGACCCTGTTGGTCCTGTATTACCTGTTGGACCAACAGGTCCCCCAGAAGGACCCGTTTCACCAGTTGGACCTTGTATTCCAGTAGCTCCAGTAGGTCCTGTTACACCCGTGGCTCCAGTAGGACCGGTATTACCTGTCGGTCCTGTATTACCTGTTGGACCAACAGGTCCCCCAGAAGGACCCGTTTCGCCAGTTGGACCTTGTATTCCAGTAGCTCCAGTAGGTCCTGTTGGTCCTGTTGGTCCTGTTGGTCCTGTTGACCCTGTTGGTCCTGTAGAACCTGTTGGGCCTGTATTTCCGGTAGGGCCAGTACCACCTTGTAAACCAGAAAACCCAGAAGCGCTTGAATTATATTGCGTAACATACATAAAATTATATATATATTAATTTTAAAATGTTTTAACTTGTAGGCCTTAACTAAGCAAAATCTAAAGGGATTTTATAGTCAATTCCGTTTAATACAATCTTTAAATATTTACCACTTGAACCACCAGAAGTCGTATCCTCTAATGAAGCACCAGTAAATCTAATTTTTCCTTCTGTTTGTAATTCAATATTACTTGGAGAAGGACTAACATTAGAAGCGGATAATATTAAATCAGTATTAGTACTTGAAATTACAAAAGCACTAGTGTCTAATGTATTATCATATTGTAGTTTTCCTGTTCCACTTGTATCTTGTCGCAAACTTAATGCTTTATTGGTCGCATTATCGCTATGAGTTAAATATAACATTTGCGTCCCAGCAGTATTTACTATTCCACTTTGAGCGACTACACCCATACCTTGATTATAATACAAATCCATTCTATTCTCCCCACTATTTACGCTATTTTCTATTTTTGCCTGTCTTCCTGTTAAAGTTTCACCGAGTTCTACTTTGGTAGGAGAGTAAGAGGCAGTTTTACTATTCGGTGTATCAGTTTGAATAATTATGTGAGAAGTAGGTATATTTTGAATAGTTGTCCCAACATTTCCAGTAGCAGTTGTATAATTCATATTAATCGCTGAATTGAGCGATACTTGGTCGTTTTCTAATACTATTGTTGCTGTATCAGTAATAGCGTTATTCCAAAAAAGGGATATATTATTTTTATCAATATCAAACCTTTCGTCAGGATTACCATTATTAAAATCTATTTTGCTTCCACCAGTAGTAGATAGGGTTTCAATAAAACTATCAGTTTGTATGGAAGTAGTTGTTGCTCCTCCGCTATTAGGTATTAAATTAATATTACCAGCACTCGTTAATGTAATAGCGTCCCCAGCAGTTCCAATCGCATTAATATCAATCCCTAAAGCAGTTTCAGTAATATTCGCTTTTGAATTAATAGTTAAATTACCTGTTCCAGTAGAACTCGCAGTTGTTATAGTCATATTATTTTGAGAAGTTTTTAGGTCGTTTCCGTTTAAATCAAGAGGTCTAAAAGAGTTGTTCTCATTATCAGCACCATTCATTCTAAAAACTAAATTATTAACGCTGTTAATTAAACTATAAAAATCTAACGCTCCGTCGTGGTTAGAAGGGGCGGTTGTTGTAGTAATAGTACTTTCAATTTTACCGAAGGTTCTTTCTACCCCAGCACTATCTTTCGCATTAAAAAATACAGAACCAATTACATCATTAATCGCACCATTTCGCCCACTTTTAGTCAATTCAATAGAAGGTACACCATTAGTATTTCCAGCAGTCGCATTTGTATTGTTTATAAGTAGTGCTGGACTACTGGTATATCCTGTGGTTAAACTTGTAATATCCAAAGTAGAAGCACTCATATTCAAATTGTCACTTGTTATCAATAAGTTACCCGTAGTATTAAGTGCGAGGTTTCTACTCGCGCCGGTAAAGGTATGTGCTATTGATGCGTTGCCTGATACTGGAGTTTCCATTTTTAGCGAATGAATGCTTGACCCCGAGGCACTTAAAGAAGTAAGAGTATGAGAAGCAGTTGATATATCAGTAAAACTATCTACACTATTTGTAATATTAGCGGTCGCAGGATCATCGTTGTAAGTGAAACCACCTCTGGCGTTGGTTGAGTTGATTTGAGTTGAGTAATTAGAATTAACCGCTGGGGTCGCTGAAGTGTCACTTAAATAGGTGTGGTTAGACACGATAGCATTAGTGGTAACGATGTCGATAAGAGAGCAGAACTCGCCAGTAGCAACGTTGCTTGATATTGTAGATAGCGTAGCCTGATTTGCTTGACTGGTGATTTTGCTGTCAATATCATTAGAACCATCTAAATATTTAACGCTTGAATCCACAAAAGTAGGGGTCACATTAACCACTGATGAATTATTTATACCTGATTGTTGAAAAGTCATTGCTTGGGTCATACTACTTGTAGTTGTCGTCCTAACAGCAGTCGCAATTGTAGAAGTTGCTCCGTCCGTTGCTGTATCTGTATCTAATATAACACCCGACCCAGTAATAAGAGTTTTTGTCCCGATTAACCCTGAAACACCTCCTACGTTCGTAGAATAGTCGGTTTGTCCTGACTGGGATTTGAGAGAACCAACCGAAGTAATACCAGTCAAATTATCATCAAAAAATACCCGAACCTCTGATGAGGTAGTAGGGTTATCTATAAGGGTTTGACTATCAGTTGTTCCAGCGACAATATTAGACATTGTAAGACTATTATGTGTGATAGTATTTGTCGCAGTTGGAGAAATGAGAATATCTTTTAAAACAATAGTCAAGTCACTATCGTTACCAGCGGTAAGAACTTGTTGCAAAGGTGGCGTTGGTCCAGTTGGGCCTGTATCACCTGTTGTGCCAGTTGCTCCTGTTTGCCCTGTTTGCCCTGTTTGCCCTGTTTGCCCTGTTTGCCCTGTTTGCCCTGTTTGCCCTGTTTGCCCTGTCGATCCTGTTGGTCCTGTTGGTCCTGTTTGCCCTGTTTGCCCTGTTTGCCCTGTTTGCCCTGTCGATCCTGTTGGTCCTGTTGGTCCAGTTTGCCCTGTTGGTCCAGTTTGCCCTGTTGGACCAACAGGTCCCCCAGAAGGACCCGTTTCACCAGTTGGACCCTGTATTCCAGTAGCTCCAGTAGGTCCTGTTGCACCCGTGGCTCCAGTAGGTCCTGTTGGTCCAGTTTGCCCTGTTGGTCCTGTTGCACCCGTAGCTCCTGTAGCTCCAGTAGGTCCTGTTGCACCCGTGGCTCCAGTAAGTCCCGTGGCTCCAGTTCCTCCTGCTTGACCAATTTTTTTTTCTAATGTATTGTAGCGGGTAACAAGCATATATAAAGTAAACATTTTATTTTATATATACAAACGACACCCGTCTATCACAATTTTAAATACTTTTTAGTTACTAAAAAATAATGTTATTCAAAATATCATTGGTAATTTGCGTTTACCACCGCGTTTTTGAGTAAAACTGCTAGCTACAGAAAATTGACTTTGGCCACGTCCTACACCACCTAATTGATTCATGTAAAAAATAGTAGATCTGCCTTTAAGAGATCCATCCGCATGTATTTGAACAGCAAGATTAGACCAATTGTTAAGTCCAACTCTAGAGGTAAGACCTTGTTTTTTACTGCCACCAGCAGTATTCATATTTATATTTACATTAGATTGTGTAGATCCAGCAAAACCAGCTCCCATCACTTTTGCACGACTTGACATAATTTATCAAAAGAAAATTATATTTTTATAACTTTTTCCTTTGTAATTACCTGAACTTTAAACAATTCTTCTTTTATGGTACATGAATGTTTATGGCGATGTGTAATACATACAATTTTTGAACATTTACACGTAAATAAAATTAATTGGTGTGCGCATAAACAACACTTCATTTTTTTTAATCAACATATTATAAATTAATCAATTTAATAGATATTTATATACTAACGTATGAATATTCCTTTAGTAGAAAAATATCGCCCTACTGATTTTGAAACAATTATATTGGATGACGCAAACAAATTATTTTTTACTCAATTAAAATCGTTAAATTATATTCCTAATATTCTTTTGTATGGACCACCTGGAACAGGAAAAACAACAACTATTTTAAATTTAATTAAATCATACCAAACTACACACCATGAATTAAACAAAGGGTTTATGATTCATTTAAATGCGTCAGATGAAAGAGGCATTGATATGATACGAACACAAATATATACATTTATTCATAGTAAAACGTTATTTTCTAAAGGCCAAAAATTTATTATTTTAGATGAAGTAGATTCCATGACAAAATGTGCTCAACATGCCCTTAGTCATTTGTTGAATGATAGTACGAATGTTTGTTTTTGTTTGATTTGTAATTACATTAGTAAAATAGATGATTCTCTTCAATCAAAATTTATAAAAATAAAATTTAATAAATTACCAACATTGTCTATTTTTACGTTTTTAAAAAAAATTGTAGATGCTGAAAAATTACCTTATACAGATGATCAACTACAACACATTCAACTTACGTATGGGTCAGACATACGAAGTATGATTAATTATATGCAGGCCAATCAATACAATTCATGTACAAATGTAATTCATCGCCAAATTTGGGATCAACTCTATTCAGATATTAACTTAAACGATATAAATGTGCTTGCGGATAAGTTTTTTAAATTAAGTTTAACATATAGTATTGATATCAAGGATATTATCAAAGATTTTTTGTATTACATTAACATTACTTATGGAGTTGTATCACACCTTAAATTAATAGAAACAGCATTACATTCATCATTGACAACAGAACATTTAATTAAATATATTATGATTCATTTAAAAGAAAATTGATATAAAAAATATATAGATCATTGTATAAAATGTCTGACGAAATTTCAACCATGTCCATCTACAATTCTCGTCAACATCTTTTAGATATATTAAAAGAATGTGGATATGATGTATCCGATTATACGAATCCTAGTTTACAACATGTTGCTGCCATGATTGAAAATAGACAATTGAATTTATTGCTTACGTCACCTATCAATAAAGTGTATGTCATTTATAAATTGGATGCTAAAATAAATACAAAAGATAATTTAGCTGAACATTTAGAACCATTGTTTGACGATAACATTTTGAACAAAAATGATAATGTCATTATTGTTTATAAATCTGAACCAAACGATACCATTCATAGTATGCTTGAAAATTTATGGAATGATCAAGGTATATTAGTGTCAGTGATTAACATTGAACGATTACAATTTAATATTTTCAAGCATGAACATGTTCCTCGACACACCATCTTGAATGAACAACAGCAGCAAGAATTATTTGAAAAATACAACATTAAATCAAATGCCAATTTGCCGGTAATTAGCCGGTTTGATCCAGTCGCGAGTGTTATGTGTATGCGCCCTGGACAAGTGTGTTCTATTGAAAGAAAAAGTAAAACTGCTGTAGTTAGCCATTATTATCGCGTATGTGTATAATTTTAGGTGTGTATTGTATGGCAGCCGAATTACCTTTAAAACAACGAGATTCTAGAAGTACAACGACATCATCCAAAGAATTATATGATATTTTTTTTAGCGATGTACTTCGTACATATCATCTGCATATCAATGGAACTTCATTTGGTATGATTACAATAGGACAAAGAAATATATTTTTTCATGCAATTATGCCAACAGAAATAACCGTAAAAGAATTAGAAAAAATTTCTTGTATACATTTGTTTGATATTTATAGTTTTAATATCAAAGAACCAAAAAAAATAGTATTTTATTTAAATTCTTATTATGACGTAGAACCTGAATATAAAAAAGAATGCAAAGATCTTCATCAAACACTGAAAGACCGAAATACAACTTTATTTCATTTATTTGATTTTATGACAGATGCCCTTTCATATGATACCATTGAATTAATAGATGGTTCGCGTGCTAATTTACATGGAAAAGAATGGAATTTACGTGTATTGAATAATATATTTAAAGAGGAGGGAGGGACATTTTATGAAAAGTTTGGATTTAAAGCTATTTTTCCAGTTGGAGACTTTAAAGGCATAAGAATACCTATACACGACGAACGTATCCGAGCATATGTCAGAGATCGTATGAAAAAACCCGTAGAATCTGTAACCATACGGGATATAGTAAATTATTTACATGAATCCGAAGGCGATGCATGGGACCCAGAAGAGACTGCTGTTATTAAATTTATCATTGATAGTGTGGACGCGCATATTAAAAAAACACATTACATTGATAAAATTAATCCTGCTGCATATACAAAAACAATTGGACCTTTACAATTTTCTGATTATGAAATTCTAGGAAATTCAATTAATTTTTTTTCTATAGAAGAATCTGAACCTAAGGATACTCCTGGTGGTAAACGTAAAACTAAACGTAAAAAAAATAAACGTAAAACTCGTCGTTTACATAAAACAAAACGATTTTAATATTTTTTTATATTTTTTAATTTTTTTAGTTTTTCCACCAGATAGTCTTGATGGTGGTAAATTAAAACGCAAACATAAATTGTCGCTAAAATACACTCAATCCACCTCTTACAACATATTTTTTTGTGATTAATTTATATGGCAAAAAAAGCAACAGAAGATGAACCATTTAGAAATATAAAAGGTGTTTGGCGTGTAGCTCCTGAGGCACAATATACTGGAGAATTTCTTTATAGAGCACTTCGTCCAGACGAATTAGGAACATTTGTTGAACATGGAGAAATTCGTGCATATTGTTATCCTTGTCCTGAAAGCGCGTGTTGTGATGCAGCACGTAAATCAACAGGAGCAACAACCCCACAAAATCATATTGCTGGTGCTAATAAATTAATTTCACCAAGTAATTGGATTTCTACATCACGATCATTAAAAATTGCAGCAATGTGGGCGGCAACTGATTCTGGTAATGTAGAATTAAGAGATGATATAGATCGTAAAGATTCTTTGGAAGAACGAAAATCATCAATCGTTGCTAAAATAAATCCACACATTCCACATCTTACAACATTGGATACGCGACATGTAACACTTCATCCTAGAGCACAACATTTTGCAGATGCGAGTGAAGAAGTATTAATACCAAATTGTATACCTTCAGCAAATGTAGTTGAATTTTATGAATGTAGGAGTGTATCAAAAGCTGTATATAGTTCATATGACAAAACTAAATTTGAAGGTCATGGAGCAAAAGATGATCCAAATAAATATATTATTTTAGTTCCATTGCGTGATGGAAGAGGAAGAACACCTTCAAAAGGAAATGCGGGTCTTGAATTAAATGAATATCTTGCAAGACATGCAGCAGCAGGGCTAAGACATTCATTTGCTCCAGCAAAACGTTCAGACGAAGAATTAGCTGCTTTATCTAGTGCGGCATCTAGTGCGGCAACAAAAGGTATAAAAGTTCCTAGAAAACAAACGGCAGAAAACCAACGGGCATTACAAGCCGCTGAAGAATTAAGTCAATCTAGTCGCCGTCAAAGCGGATATTCATTTTATGAAGGTGCTCGCGAAGGCTATTTACAAGAAGATGAATATGGAGGATCGGTTCGTAAACGAAAAACTAAAAAATCAAAAAAATCAAAAACTAAATCAAAAAAGAATTAATAATTTTCAAGTGTTCGTGCGCTACAATCTTTGGTAGTTGTATATTTAGGCATCCAATATTTATAAAACATGTCTATTTGAAAATAAGAATCATATATTTTTTTATAATAATATTGTTCTAATGTCATTTCTGTTATTATTTTTTTGTATTCTTCTTGAACATCAAGTGGAATAGATTCTTGAATGATAGAAAACCAGGATCGTTGCATGGAGCTTACCCCATCACTGAATGCTTCCTTTTTACGCCATAAAATAGCATCTGGCATACATCCTTTGAACGCGGTTCGCAATACTAACTTTTCACATGACGTATACCGCATTTCTATTGGAATGGACATGTACATTTCTACAAAGGCTCGATCCAAAAAAGGTGTTCTTGATTCTAGCCCATGTGAAGAAATACTTCTATCGCTTCGCAAAGCATCATACATGTAAATTTCATTTACAAGTCGTCGACATTCTTTGTCAAATTCAATTGCGTTGGGGGCACGTTTCATGTACAAGTAACCCCCACACACTTCGTCAGCACCATCGCCGTTAAAAATAACTTTGGCTTCACTATGTTCACGAATGTATTTACAAATTAAATAATTTCCAACACTTGCTCTGACTGACGTTGTATCCCGACTTTCAATCGCATAAATAACTTCGGGGATAGCATCTAAAAAGTCCTTTTCGGTGACCACAACCGACGTATGTTTAGATCCCAAAAAGTTGGCCATGATATCCGCATACTTTAAATCTTCCGCGCCTTCCAATCCAATACTATATGTTTCTAATGGTTCTGACATACCTAATTCTTTACGGCATTGGTTCACTAGCATGGCAATTAAACTACTATCTAATCCACCTGACAATAAACACGCCATGGGTCGTTCCATATTTAACACGCGTTGTCGCACACAATCGTATAGAGTTTGACGAATACGATCACAATACATACCTTGAAATGTTGTAATAGAGGGAAGCGATGAATACGTAATAGTAAATTCTTTACAAGTAAACACATCAATCGCTGTAATGGTTCCTGGTAAAACATGGTTTACTTTATCTACCATTGGCATCATTTTATATTCGGACGCAAAGCAAATCATCGTTCCTTTAGTTCCGCGCAATAACGGACGTACACCATAGGGGTCTCTTGCTACATAAACAATTTGGCGGATTGAATCATACAACACAAATGCAAATTCTGAAGCATTGATGGCATGAACCACATGTTCAATACCAAATTGAAGGTATAAATCTATTATTACTTCACAATCAGAGTTTGTAACGGGCTTTTTGTTCATCAGTGTATATAATTCTTTATGGTTGTAAATTTCACCATTACAAATTAAATAAATTCCATCACGTACAAAGGGTTGGTTAGAAATGTCGTCTAATCCATTGATGGCAAGACGATGAAATCCTAGGGAAACATATGAACCAACAAGAAATGTAGAGTGATCGGGGCCTCTATGTTTTCCTTTCATATATGATTGTTTTGCTTCTTCCGTTTCATTTAATGTAGCATGAATTAATGCTAGAATCCCACACATATAAGTATAGTAAAAATAATATCTAATATACATTTTAAAATATTTTAAAAAAAAATGAAATAACAAATGAATATTATATTTTAAACATGGAGTGCCCTATTTGTTTTGAGATTCGTGAACAATATACATTTAAATCATGCACTCATAGTGTATGTAAATCATGTTCCCAACAAATGGCTATCGCAGATAAATATCAAGTTCGACCATTTGGTTGTATACCATTGCCCGAAATATTTTCATGTTTAGAGTGTCCAATTTGTCGCGCAAAAGAACCCAATCCAATTACATCTAATGTAAAAACACAACTTATTAAAAAGTATCCCAAACAATATATTCAATGGCTTGAAGTTAATTTAAATCGTCATCCTTGCGGATTTTCATTTTATACTGAAATCATAGAACCTGTACCCAAGTGGTGTAAACAACTTCCACTTCCTATAAAACCTCCATATCATAGGTTTAATTTTAAACATACACGAATTGTACAACCACGTTAAACATTTATTTTGTATTTTTCATACATATTCAACGGAATAAGCGTTTTTTTAAGAGTATCAATTTTACGATAACATTTTATAATAGTTACTTCACTTGTGTCACTAATTGTTTTAATGCGTTGATCTGAAATATCTAATTTGAATTCTTGAGATATGACATAAATAATACCTGCTGCAATAGATTGTGGTGTATTTTCGGGAATTAAATTTTTTTTATCAATTTGAATGGCCATAAATTTTGCTAATTTTGTAAAATCTTCATTGATTTGTAAATGACTACAATAACGATCAATAAAATCAAGCGGATTTGTATTGGCATAAATGGTTCTAGATTCAGACGGCATTTCTTGCTCAATTTCATTTAAAATGGTCATTGCGTTTTTACATCCTTTAGTAGCACTTGTAGTATCTAATTGAAAAATTTTAGCAATTTCTTTTGGTGTTCTTGGAAAATTTTCTATCCTACACGCAATGTAAATGGATGCTGCTATAATACCATCACGATTCAATCCCCGAAACGATTGTCGTTCTGAAATTTTTGTATAATGTTCAAATGCTTGACGAACAATCATTTGGTGGATGTGCGCATTAAGTGCCATTCGTTCAATGTACATAAAATCATCGTATCTTGTTTTTTCTTTGTATGGCATAGACCAGTCAGCAAACCTTGCTATTTTACGCATTTCAGAACTTGTTTTACCACTACACAATATTTTACATCCGATAGAAGATTCCTCTAATAATTTATTGATAGGCGGACCACATCGAATAGGATTGGTAGTAAATGAATCTCCATCATAAAAACTCCATTCGGGTGTATTATCTATGGTGTGGTCTCTCACAATTCCACACTTTTTGTTAGAACATATAAAAAACCCTTCTTCGGATAATTTAAACATGCCGCTACAATAACAACATGTATCTTGATTTTTTGGTTTATTTTCAGGTTTTTCTTTCAATAATTCCCAAATAGACTCCATTTATAAAATAAAAATAGGTATAATTCAAATTCAATTTTATGTGATTATACACTATGGAATTAATTTTTAATGAAAAGTATTGTAACTCATTATTAAACATAATGGCAGATCACATTTATGAAACGCAAAATTTTATTTTTTTTGGTAAAAAAATGTCAAAAACATATCATAATGCACAAAAAATGGCAAAATATTATATTAAATGTGCTCAACTAAATGTGGCTATTTATACAATTGTGAATACGCCTTATCTAGAAAATTACATACAATCTTTACAATTACTAGATCAATATGGATATGTTCATTACAATGATGATTTCAATGAAATGACGGAACCAATGGAACTAGTAAATGTATACGCATCCAAGTTTACAGAATTAGATTCTGTCATCAAAAAATACAAACAAGAGGTACAATCTATGAAATTGACTAAAATCTCATTTAAAGAAATAAATTTAATGTGTGTTCGGGTAAAACATAGTATTAAGGAATTTAATCAAAAACGAGAACATTTATTTAATCAATGTGTACAAATATTAGAAACATTAATTGAACAACATAAACTTGAAAAAATAATTAATAAAATTAAGGAACTTGAAGCAAAAAAAATATTAAAATAAATACATAGTATACATGAATTTGAAATCGCTTTTCAAGTATGGTGGCACGCGCAAACGACGATCCCAAAAAAATAAATCTAGAAAGCGTAGAGGTGGAACTTGTACTCAAAGAAGTGCTCAAAGGTAAAACGTTTTAGGGCTTCTTAACAACCTTTCGCTTACCCTTTACAGGAACTTCTGGGGCATCCGCTGATGTACTTGGCTCACTTGTAGGTGCGGTATATTCAGCTTCGGGATCATCTTCCGAATCTGAATCAATAGTTGGTGGTGCTGGTTCTGCTACAGGATTTTCATCCTTAAGCGTAGGATCATGCTTTGGTAGAGTGAGCGTGTTAAGTGTAGGTAAATGGCACACGCCGCGCTCAAGCTTCTGCTTTGAACGAACAACTCGAATTTCAATCGGCTTAAGTGTAATTCCAAACTTGCCGCCAGCCATCCATACCGATGCCTGAAGTAGCGTGTCTACATCAGACCCCTTTGGAACAACATCCATAATGTCAGGATTTGATTCCTGATCAGGTAGTGGGAACAAAAGTTCATGTGCGGCATTGTAAATTTCAGTTTTAAACTCGCCGTCATAAAACGGAATTTTTAGACGAAGAGTTGGCTGCTTTGTATAGTCAGGCTCACCCGTTGCCTTGTCCTTGCTGTAGTAAAGAAGAGGATTGAAGAATGCCTTGATGATTTCAGGCGATTGCTGCTTTCCAAACCATGTCTTGGAATTTTCAAATGCCTTGTCTAGAACAAGCTTCTCAAGCTTCTTTACATTTTCAAGAAAGTCTGCGACTTCCGACGTCATGTATTCAGGTGATGGAAACTGAAGCGACATGCTGTACGTTTTCTTTCCAGCTTCAAATTCCTGTGCTGAAGCACCCCATGTCATCATGACTGGGGTAGCAACTTTAAGTGTTGTGCGTCCAGCCGAATTGTAGAGCGGAATGTTTTTACCACCAGATTTATTTACGTTGGGCTTGCCAACGGAAACGCCATCAATGAACGAAACATCAGAACCATTCAAGAAAAGAGCCATTAGAATATAATTACATATCAAAATAGTTCAAATCAATTTTTTTTAAAAATAGACGCAATATTATCATACATATCGCGTTTTTTACCTACTGGTAAGTGTAAACGATGACATATGTCTTCTAATTCTTTTGTTGAATAATGCGAGATTGCATATAATGGTTTTTTCATATTTGTAATGTGTAAATAATCATCAAAAAGGTGTACATACTCTGAGGATATATACACATTTTTAATAATAATATAATTGGGAATTTCGTGGTTATGATAACAAATACGATCAACTACATTCCAGTATGAATGTGTACCTAGTTTAGATATACATGTCTCTAGAGATGCTGGAGATTTGAAGAACTGAATGTTATGAGGAGTCATTTCAAATATGGACATTTGGTTTTATTACTTAAAATAAATATCTTTAAGCCCATTTTTTTGAGCCTCGTCTACATTGATATAGGATTCTTGTAAATGAACATAGTCAATAAATTTTTCAATCTTTGAAATTATTGTAGACGATAATTGTGTTAAATTAATAAAAATTCCATTTTGGTTTTCATCAAACTCAATACTATTATCATGTATAAGTATTCTAGCAAGTTCAATATGATAATTTTGTGACATGCACTCAATTTTATCTTTAAGTGTTTGAAGATTCATTTAGTAATGTATTCTAATTAATGTTTAAATTGAATTAAAACAATTACAACCAACCTTATCATAAAATGGACGCCAGAATTCTTGCAAAAGTAAACCAAAAAATTCAGATTTTGAAAGACACTATGCTAACCGACATACAAAATAAAACACCAGAAGAAATATATGAATACATTAAACAATTGGAACTCAAATTAGAACCATCTGATTTAAATAAACGTAAGCGTACCAATAATGTTGTGCCTATAGACATGCTTTGTATTGCTAAAGCGGCAAATCATAAACAATGTACGCGTCGTAAAAAGGATGGTGAATCTTGTTGTGGTACACATTGTAAGGGTGTTCCACATGGATATATCAACATGGATAGTGTAAAGACATATCAAAAAGAAGTAATACGTGAAAAAATCAATGGTATTTTACAATACATTGATCAAGATGGAAATGTATATAAAATGGAAGATGTCTTGAAAAAAAGTGTAAATCCAGAAGTTATTGCTAAATGGACAAAACAAGATGGTATTTATACGATTCATCCGTTATGAACGTTTTCGTTTACCACCCATTAAACCTGTTTCAAATATACCAAAACAACTAAAATCATGATTGTTATACATACATAAAATTATGGTTATCAAAAAATAAATTACAAAAAATGCCGCAATTACTATAATTGCTGGCAACAATGCAGCAAATATTTCATTCATATTATACATTATTTATTTTTTTAGGCGGTACACTACCTTGATTCCTCATTCTTCGTTTTGCACTTGTAACATCATTTAAATCATTTGATTTATTATTACTTTTTAAGTAAGATACTTTTAATGCTGTTCGTTGAGATGCCGATAATACACCAACTTTGGGCTTAAAATTTTGTTCTACATGTTGATCCGATAATTTTCTAAACATACTACCAACTGAATCCATACGATTAAAACATATAAAAAAATACATTATTTTTTTCTTGATTTATATTTTTTACCACCAAGTCCAATTTTACTAATATATATTATTTTAAGATGCCCAATGACGTACATTTTCATGTTTATATAATAAATCTTTATCAAAAATAACAGGAGGTCCTCTATATATAATTGTATTGTAAGGTGGTTGTTCTACATACGTTTCTAAATAAGGCGAATCATGAATTATTTTTTGTAACATTTGCATAATTTGTTGCCCTGGATCACGATGAATTTGTTTACCTAACAATGTTTCTGTAATAGCATGAAAATAAGTATGTGGACCTAAATACATAATATCATTACATCCAGCTCTACGCCGATGTAAATTTAAATCAATTGCCTTTTTAAAAATAATATTTTTGGAAGAAGAACACATAAAATCTTGTGAAAAATCAGTGTAATAATACATGGGTAAAACACATTTTGTATTTATATTAATAATGTCCGATAAAGGAATGTTACATAAACGATCAATGTCTTGATATATTCCACCTTCATTGTACATGATGAATAATCTCCACAAATCTGTCTTTTCAACAATTTTTTTATTTTTTATAAGTTCATAATCTTGAGGCAATAATTGTTGTTGTAAATACGTTTCAATATCTTGATCATCATAAATAAAAAAAGTATAATCAGGATTTAATTTTTTTAAATTCGAAATACCATGTTGAATAATACTAAAAGGTTGATCTAAAACATTTTTATTTTTCCAAGAAACATGAATTTTTTTTTCAATAGGTCCCAATTTGTCAAACATATGTTAAAATATATATTATATTTAATTGTATATCATAAACAATATTAATGTGATCATGTTCAAAATATCAACTTCAAGTGTAATGGCAGGAGTCCATCCATGATAAGCGTTGTATTGCTGCATTTGAGTATCCACTACTTTTTGAAAATCTGCGTGTTCATTTGTTTTCATAGAAACAATACTCCATACAGGAGATCGGTAAGGGTAATCATTTGTAAATATAACACGAAACGTACATGTACTTCGTCGGTATAAAAAAGACGCAATGTATTTAGATATATCTACACATAAATTATCAATGTTACATGACGGCATATATTCATAGTCTGTTGTAAACAAAAATGTATTGGCATCTTCGCGGTAAAACTTATATTTTCCAGGAACATTAAAATAAAGTTGTATACTTTGACTATTTAAATTTCTTGTAAATGTAGAAACCGAGGTTTCAATACGACGAGCACGCATAGCCATTTTTTTAAAAAAATAAATATAGTTTTATTTCAATTTTTTAAGATCCTATTTTAATTAAATAATCTAGTCTATTTTTAATAGCTTGTTCTCTTAGCTCATATTCTGGAAGAGAATCATGTATTTGTTTAAGTAGTTGATCTACATGAACACATGATACATGATATTCATTTTCTTCTGTTTTTGTAGGTAAACGATGTACAATAATTTTTTCATAATTAGTTTCTATTTTATGATTCATAATCAAAACTAATTGATATTCGTTATAGAATGGTGATTTTTTAAACATATTGTTATAGGCCTGGATTGCTTCATCACATTCATCATTCAATGATTTAAATTTAAGTTCGTTAAACCGACGTGTCATTTTTACATATTTAAAAATTTTATCTGTTTCATTTTTTATTAAAAATATAAAAAACTTAATATACATCAAAAATAAATTAAACCCATATTTATGACTAATATATATGATTTCATTGTATTTACAAGGAGGATTGGGTAACCAACTTTTTCAAATTTTTGCAGTCATTGCTTACGCTATAGAACATCAAGAACGCGTTGTTTTTTTAGAAAAAAAAGATGATTGTGAAATTAGACCTCCGTATTGGGATACTATCTTTAAACGTTTAAAAGATGGTATTGATCCTAAACTTACCAAAGAAAAGTTGACTATTTTACCCGAAGAAGGGTTTCATTATAAACCTTTACCCAAAAAAACAAATGTTATGTTGTATGGATATTTTCAATCGTATAAATATTTTGATAAATATTACGAACAAATTTATAAAAAATTAAATTTAAAAATGGAACAAGAAATAATCAAGACTAAATATTTAACATTGACTGAAACAATTTCACTTCATTTTAGAATTGGGGATTATACAACTCTCCAATTACATCATACTATTTTAAAAGACGATTACTATGTCAAGTCTATTGAAGAAATTTTGAAACGAACAAAGAAGAATGATTGGAACATTATTTATTATTGTGAAGAAAAAGACAATATTCCTGTAAAACAACGAATGCGTCATATTAAAAAGAAGTTTCCCCATCTTACTTTTTATAAAGCAGAAGATAACATGATGGATTGGGAACAATTACTACTTATGAGTTGTTCCGATCATAACATTATTGCCAATAGTGCATTTAGTTGGTGGGCAGCTTATTTAAATAGTAATCCCAACAAACTTGTTTGTTATCCTAAAACATGGTTTGGTGGCATGAATAATGACAAAAATACGAACGATTTGTGTCCATCCAATTGGATTAAACTTTAATATACGATAAATTTACTTAAAATAATATGATATACGATATATATGTATTTAATATGGATTCACTTAATAGTAGTTACCAGTTTTAATATACGATTACCAAATAGATTACCTATTAAATTACACAATGATAAATTACGACATATTGATAATGAATTAAACACAGAAAAACAAAAAATAAAAAATTTATTGATTGAAAAAAACAAAATATTAAAAAATATGACTGGATTAAATTTACATAATGAAACCTATATCAATAATTATTTAGATCGTATCAACAATGAAAATGTATACGATGATTATGATGAAGATGGATTTAATAATGAATATGATTATGAATTTAAACCACGTCCAATTAATATAATCATCAATACAAATCAAAATAAAGAACAAAATCAAAATAACGATGTTAAAAGTGAAAATTTTGAGCTCATTAAAAATTCTACCTATAATTTTGATAATATTGGTGGTTACAATCTAATCAAAGAAGAATTGATGCAATGCGCAGATATGTTAGTCAATTATACAAAATATGCTAAATATAATGTTAGAATTCCAAAAGGAATCATTTTAGAAGGGCCACCCGGAAATGGTAAAACATTAATGGCAAAATGTTTTAGTGGAGAAATAAAGGTTGGTTTTATTCCTGTTTCTGGAGCACAATTTCAAGAAAAATATGTAGGTGTAGGAGCATCAAGAGTTAGAGAATTATTTAATTTAGCCCAAGAAAATTTACCATGTATTATATTCATTGATGAATTAGATGCACTTGGACGAAAACGCTCATCCGATTCTTCTTCTAATACGGAACATGATTCAACACTAAATGAGTTATTAGTCAATTTAGACGGGTTTAAATCAACGAATGGTATATTTGTAATGGGTGCTACAAACAGAATTGATTTATTAGATACTGCTCTAATAAGACCTGGGAGAATAGATAAAAAGATATACATTGGTAATCCAGACAAAGAAACTAGAAAACATATCCTAAAAATACATATTAATAATAAGCCAATTGAACATGAAATTACTATAGATTATTTAGCAGAGTTAACGAATGGATTTTCTGGAGCAGAGATTGAAAATTTTTTGAATGAAGCCATGTTATATGTACTTCGACAAAATAGATATCAAATCAATAAACATGATCTTAATATAATTGCGAATAGAATTTTAGTTGGATTCCAATCTACTAAGAATCAATTATCCGATAATATATTATTTCAAGTAGCCGTACATGAAATAGGCCATGCATTAATTGGATTATTTACAAAACATAAAAAATTAGTTAAAATAACTATTAATTTATATTCTCCAACAAGTTTAGGATTTACATTATTTGAACCATCGTCCAATGCGATTCAAACAAAAGAACAATTAATTAATGAAATGATGGTATTATTAGGCGGCAGAATTGCCGAAGAGATTATCTTTAAAAATAATATATCATCCGGTGCATCGCATGATTTACAACAAGTTAAAAAAATAGCCGAACAAATGATAGTTCAATTAGGAATGGGTGATAAAATTATCATTAATGATCAAAATCAGATCAATGCGGAAATTGACAATATAATATCAATTGCATATTCGCGTACAAAAATTATGTTATCCAATGCTGAATTATTAATTAAAGATTGTGCTAACTTATTGATCATTAATTATGAATTATCCCCCGATATGATAACGAATCTTATTATGAATAAATATCCGTATATGAATTAAAAATAATTTTAATATTCCATGAGTCCTACAATATCAGGATAAAAATAAAAATGATACGTATTTTTCCAAATGTCATACGTATCATACAATTGGTTCAATGAAATAAGATATTCACCATGTTCTAAATTTCGTTCACGCCAATCTTGTACTTTCATTAATATTTCAGAACGAAAATTAGATTCAGGTGTTATCATGTTTCTTGATAGATAAGATCCATTTCTCCAATCTAAACGACATATAGGTTTTGTAAATTCTCTAATGATACCCAACACATCTTCTGGAATCTCCATTTTTTATAAAATATTAATTTTTTTATAATCATTTTTTTTTACATATTTTTTCATTCAAACGCCCATTTTACATAATAAAACTAAATTAAAGAATTTTATATATACATGATTTGTTTTGGTTGTAGCGCAAAAATACCATATTCTGAAATATACAAAAAACGTAGAATGGCTGTTATATCACAATGTTCAAGATTTTTATGGATGTTCCGTTGTAATAAATGTAACAAAACTTTTAATTATTTACCTTTTCAAAAACATAAAGAATTATTTAAGAAAACATTGATATTAATAGGGCATTTGAAATGAGAAAATATGTAAAATTTTATATAGGTTGGAGTCATAAGAAACATATAAAACAAAATTTATCGTTTTGTTAATAAAGAATATAAAATAAAAATACCTAATCCACCAACTACTACATTATACAATTGAATTCCATGATGGCGTGTTGTCATTCCCTCTTTACCTTTTTTCTTTTTATTATTATTTTTATTATTTTTATTTTTATTTTTATTATTCTTTTTATTACTATTACAATCTTCTTTAGATACGGGATTAACTTTAGATGGAAACCAGCATGCACTATAATCTGTAATGTCATCATTGACTACATATTGGCTTTCTGTTGTAATATTATTGGAAATGTCTTTTACTTCCATGGTAATTTCTTGACAATTGGATGTTTCTGAAAAGGCATTGAACAATTTCATAGGATTGATGTAAGATAAATCTTCTAAAATACCAGGAACAAGTCCTTCAAATTGGGTCATGGGTTTTCCCATGGCGGATGAAATTAAAGGTATATTTCCATCGGGTATGTTATTGATATAAATAAATCGTTTTTGTGATGCCCCCATAGAGTCTGTACACGTTCCTCCTGTATCTAAAAAATATTTATTTCCTAATGGACCCTTTCCTACTTGGGCCTTAGAATTTCCTGAAACAAGAACATCTACATAAGAAGATAATGCAGCAATGTCATTGGACAAGGCAGTTAAATTTCCTTTACTAGATGATTTTATTTGATCTGGCGATTTAATGTAGGTATGATATGGATAGTCATTAGATGCGGAAACTTCTGTCATGTAGTTTCTTAATAAATTATTTTGAAGGGTATTGACGTTCTGGTTCTTTAGAAGGCATATTTGCTTGTAAATCGTTCATGTTATTGGATAACGTATCGTTATCATCTTGTAACACTTGTATTGAAGTTTCACTAAATGTAATAGATTGTAATTGATCATGTAGTTTTTGGATAGCACCGGCTTGTTCCTGTACCATTTCATATGGCGAAGAACTCATCCCCTCTTGATTTTTATATAAAAACAAACATAAAACTAAAAATAAAAACAAAAATAAAATATACCACATATATTTATTAAATAAATATATGTGGTATATTTATGAAAGGAGGAACAATTTACTTTAGTGCTGCATTTAATCGTATTATGACAAATCCTGGTAATGCAAATGATTTAGCGTTTCTACAAATTTTGTTTCCAGGATTACTTAATCGTCCCGCAATTTTTGCTAGGAAATTTTTTACACCTGTACTTAACCCAGCAGGAGGAGACCCAATAATTGATTTATTAACATTTTTAAGAAACCCAGCAACACCATTACCAACAATGCCATTAACTTTTGTTGATGCATATAGTTCATTAAGACCAAGTGATAGACGTAATTTTTTAAATACTTTACGCGCCTCAATACTAGCTAGAAGCGGTGCATTACATCCCGGAGGCTCATACAGATCTCACTATGGGGCATTAACATTATTTATAGAAGTGTACACTAGACTTTGTACGTTAAATTATGATGCACCAGCACAACAGATATTTAATGTGTTAAATGCACCAAATTTACAACCACGTGATCCACCAGGACATGAACCATTTGCGGCCCCAGTAGTACCACCACTACCACCAAATATGCCAGTAGATATGGCTGATACTATGATACCTACAGTTAATTCTTTACGATTTTGGGAAGGTATACCCGCCCGTTTTCCACTTGGTGCCGCAGTACTGCCACCCGATCTTGTTGCGTTTATAAGATCAGTAAGAACTGCATCAGATGCTTATACACAGGCACAACTTGTTGCTGCTGCTGCACGTGCTGCAGCAGTAGAAGCAGCAAGAGTTTTACAAGAAGCAGCAGACCAAGCAGCCGCAGCGGCGGCAGCAGCAGCTGCCGAACAAGAAGCAGCTGCTGCAGCTGCAGTAGCACCAAAATCTGCAGAAATGCTTTCAATGTTAGTAAAACTAGGCGAATATAAAGCTGAAAAAGATTTTGCAAGAAAAAATATAAAGTATGGCGAAATGGTTAGAGGTATATCAGCTGCTTTAACCGCCGAATCACACGTTTCGCCTGAACGAGAACCTAATATAACAACATTTAATACCAGTTTAACAACATTAAATGCACAAAATAACGAGTGTATGGCTTCCAGAAATTTTGCGGGCTCTAATAGAGCTTGCGATGAAATTAGAACCACTTTAGAAGATGTATTTAAATTTTTTGGAGTTAAAGATGTAAAATTTGGTGGATATAAAAAAACTAAAAAAAATAAAAAAAATAAAAAAACTAAAAAATATAAATCTAAAAAAACAAACATTGAAAGTGTTAGGGGATAGGGAGTGTGGGGTATTTACATTTTAATCAATCCTTAAAATTTTATCGCGTATTTCCAACATTAAAAATTGCCGCGCGTCCAACAAATATTCGTACCTTTCGTCGTGTGCAACGTGAATGTCGGATGGGACGTCCGAGTAGTCCGGGCCCCACATGTCCGGGCCCCACATTTCTTCGGCCTCAGCCTCGCTCATGACGTTGATAACTGGTGCCGGTGCCGCATCAGTGTACGAGTACCAGTTCATTATTTGTTCTTTATTTTCCATTGAATTGTACTTATATTTTAATTAAAATCATTTCAATTTTTTAAAAATCCGTTGAATTTTAAAAAATTTTAATTAAAAAACGTGTGTTAAAAAACAAAAAGGGTGTGATGTGGGAGAAGTAAATTTGTTAAATGCGTGTTACTACATAAATCAATTCCGACAACATCATTTGCTTGAGTTCTGCCATGTATTCGTATGTGTTGTCGTAGTCGTCGCCGTCGTAAACCTCAATATCCGCGTCGTCCACGTTTCCTGCGACGCATTCAACTTGAATCATCTCGTCGTCAGTGTCGTCACCAAACATAATTTCAATTTCAGTGTTCATTGTTCTGTACCTATATTTTAATTAAAAATATTTCAATTTTAAAAAATCCGTTGAATTTTTAAAAAATGTTAAAATGTAGTATTAAAAAAGTTATTAGGCCGAACACGTTTCACATGGTGCAATGGTAAATTGAGTTGTGTGATGTTTGGGTTTACGGCGTAAATAATAAACGCCCGTTTTTAATCCCTTTTTCCAACCATAAAAATACATGGATGTTAAAATGGTGTACGTTGGTTCTTTAATCCATAAATTTAAACTTTGTGATTGACATATAAAAGCTCCTCGATCTACTGCCATGTCAATGATGTGTTTCATCGGCATTTCCCATACAATTTTATACTTTTGCTTCAAATGTGAAGATATATCTAGTTGTTGAACACTTCCATGATGTTCAATGATACTATTTTTTACTTGTTCATTCCATAGACCAAGTGAAGACAATTCATGTACTAAATACTTATTCATCATGACAAATTCTCCTGCAAGAGTTCGGCGCACATAAATGTTGCTCGTAATGGGTTCAATACATTCATTGTTTCCAAGAATTTGAGATGTGGATGCCGTTGGCATAGGCGCCAACATTAATGAATTTCGTACGCCATATTTCATGACTTGTTGACGCAATTCCTTCCAATCCATGTTTATGGCGGTTTCATCAATACCCCATAAATTAAACTGAAATTCGCCACGTGATAGCGGCGAACCCTGAAAGGTTTCATATGGACCATGTTCTTTTGCCAATTCTACACTAGTTTCAATCGCCGCATAATACATAGTTTCAAAAATAAGTTTATTTATTTTAAGTGCTTCTTCACTATGAAATGCCACATTCATCAAGAAAAAGGCATCGGCTAATCCTTGTACGCCAATACCTAGTGGACGATGTTTCATGTTACTCCTTTTAGCGGGCTCTGTAGGATAATAATTAATATCAATCAATCGGTCTAAGTTGCGCGCAACAACTTTAGTAACATCGTATAATTTTCCGTAATTAAACACACCATTATTTACAAAAGTAGACAATGAAATGCTTGCTAAATTACACACTGCCGTTTCATTCTTATCACTATATTGAATAATTTCAGTACACAAATTGGACGATTTGATTGTACCAATATTCTTTTGGTTAGATTTAAGATTGCACGCATCCTTGTATAACAAGGAAGGTGTTCCAGTTTCCATTTGTGAATCTAAAATTTTAAACCATAGAGAACGAGCTTGAATGGTTTTGATTGCTTTTTTCTGCGATTCATAAGATTCATACAAAGTACGATAATCATTTCCATATACATCATTTAATCCAGGACATTGATGCGGACAAAACAACGACCATGGTTGATCCTTTTCTACACGTTCCATAAATAAATCAGATACCCACAACCCATAAAATAAATCACGAGCTTTGACTGATTCATCTCCTGTATTTCGTTTTAATTCTAACCATGCTTCAATGTCGGCATGATCTGGTGACAAGTAAATAGAAAAAGACCCGTTTCGTTTTCCACCACCTTGGTCTACATAACGTGCTGTTTCATTAAACACACGAAGCATGGGGACAATTCCATTGCTGGATCCACCCGTACCTTGAATGTGTGTTCCGGAAGCACGAACATTATGAATGTGTAACCCAATCCCACCAGCGTGTTTAGATATTTGAGCACATTCTTTTAACGTATCGTAAATTCCATCAATGGAATCCTCCTTCATCGCAACTAAAAAACAAGAACTTAATTGCTGATGTTTTGTTCCAGCATTGAATAAAGTAGGTGTCGCATGTGTAAAATACTTTTGTGACATTAAATCATACGTTTCTTTGACCAAGTCTAGATTATTTCCATGAATGGCAATAGAAACACGTAACCACATGTGTTGTGGCCGTTCTACAATGACATCATCCACGCGCATTAAATAGGATCTCTCCAACGTTTTAAATCCAAAATAATCAATACAATAATCTCTTGAAAAATCCAGCATAGTCTGAAAAGCAATTTGATTTTCACAAATAATATTATAATAGTCCATGTTAATCGCGCCTCGTTGAGATAATAAAGTAGAAACTTCCAATAAAGATGGGATTGTATTTTTATGATTGTTAGAAATGACAATTCTTCCTGCCAAAGTTCCAAAATCTAAATGTGCTGTTGATTGAGCAGCACATTCTTGTGCCGTCAATTCATCAATTTTAGATGTGGATATATTGTCGTGTAATTGCTCAATGATTTTAATGGCTAATTTTGTAACATTTACATGTGTTAATTCAGGTTTCATAACAACAAGTTTTTGTATACGTTCTGATATTTTATCAAACAACATGGGCTGTTTTTTACCATTTCGTTTGACAACGTCCATTTACATTGTATATAGGTTTTTTTTGTTTAAATGTTTTCAAAATTTATTATAAAATCTATATTATGGAAAAAGGGCTTGATATTATCAAACAAGACGTTCGTAGAGAATTAGATGAAATGCAATTAAATACACTTTTACTTTCATATAAAATAATTTACAATTCATTTCCATCATTAACTAAACAACAACTCGTTGATAAATTATATCAATGGTTTCCTTATAAACGTATTTTAAAACATAGAGATTATTCCATGACATTTACACCAAGTCAGACCATTTCGTTTGAATATTATCAAGGAGCCGGATATGCTAAAGTAAATTTATATTTACGATACAAAAAATTGACCGAATCATGGATGGGTAATAGCGATAACAAAATTACCATTTTACCAAGTACATTTTCTAAAAAAGGATTTAAAACATTGTTGAATAAAACTAAACGTAAACAATTATCATCGTTGAAGCAAAATTTAAAAAAAACAATTCAACAAAATAAATATGATTTTAAAAAAATTAAAACGGCAATATCCGATATTTTACATGTTATTTATCATGCTCCAAAATTAAAAGAAACGTTTTATGCGTATCGCGGTGAAAATAATTTTAATCTAAATTTTGGAATAGAAAAAAATTTAAATAGTATGCAGTTAGATGGAGAAACATACAAAACAAATCAACTGAATCTTCAAACAAATAATACATTTTTATTCAAAGGATTTAATTCATTCAGCATAGCCCCGTGGGTATCGTTAGGATTTTCTGGACAATGTTGTTTATATCGTATTAAAATAACGGATAGTATACCTTATTTTATTTTTTCACATAGTGATCGGTATAAAGAATACGAAATACTACTGCCTCCAGCCATGTTCAAAGTTGTCAAGGTACATGATATAGAATCTCCATTGAGTAAGTTTATTCGCATGCGAATGTATGATATAGAATTTGTAAAAGCTATTTAATTTTTTTCTTTTTTATTTTTTTTTTATTTATTTTTTGTTTATTTAATAAATAAAGTAATGATAAAATGGATAAACATAAATATCCTAATAAAATAATAAATGTACATCTTACATATTTAAATTGTAAACAATAAAAAATAGGAATGTTTAAAATGGTCATATCACTATGTTTATGATTCGTTGCAAACATAGCAAGTATACTTGCCATAAAACAACAACGAAATATTAATTTATTTTTAATTTTATTTTTAGTATCAGGTATTTCATCTGGAAAATATTGAGGTTCGATTACACTTATACCAAATGAAGAAACAACACCTAACATAAATACTAAAATAGACAATTTTTTACTCCACATACTTTCTTTAGTCCATGTTAACAGAATACATAAAAAAATACCATATACAAAACAACCATACCAAAATGGATCATTAAACGCAACGTTTTTATTTTCACATGGAATTATATTCATTTTATTACTATCTACTACAATACCACCTATCATAGATGCCAATATCATGTACAAAATTTCATGATGATTCATTGAAAGAAACGTTGTTAATCCTACAATAAAATATTTGGTTATTTCTGTAGTTAATGTAGATAGTTTTATTGTTTGATCTGTTATTTCATCATATAATTTTGTTAATATACCTAATATAAATGATAAAAAATATACAATCATATACTTTTATTTATTATAAAGTATATGATATAAACTTAATAATATATTAATTTTGTCATTTTTTTATATGTCACATGTGATTTATTTATCAATTGACATAATTTAAAATCATTGATGTAAAAATGATATACTTTTTTTTTTAAATCATCATTGTAAAATAACGAATAATTTACGTTATAATCAAAATATGTATCCATGTCTAAATCATATACTGGTGTAGCCCATGTTTGAATATTTTTATTTCGGTTATGGTCACCTTTATATTCAATTAGATTTTTTGGTATTTTTTTTTTGAAAATGGATTCAATGTAACTATAATCAATAGATTTTAAATCAAATATTTTACATGTTTTTGATTTAAATACAACTGGATTAAAATATTCTTCTGTTTGAGGACAAAAATGATGATGATCAATAATAGACCAGTTACGATGTATAATTTGATCTACAAATTGTGAAAAAGTAATAGTATCATGTGGCCATTTAGTTCTTAATGTTCCAGTTTTTCTATATTTATTCAAAAATCCTGATACAATTCTGTCAAAAGGATTACGAACAATAATAACAACATGATAATTTTCAATATCACGAGGAAAATTTTTCATATCATATTGCATTACAGAACTATGAATAGTAGATGAAATTTTATTTATACCAGTAATAAAATATTCAAATATATTTTTTATGTGTGTACAACCACATTTTGCAGACCACCCTATTATTATTTTTAATTTATGATCTATTAAAAACTTCATATTAAATAAAATTATTATTTTTTTCGTGTTTTATTTAATTTATTAAATTCGTGTAATGCTGTACTTGCGTTTTTCATTTTAAATAAATTCATAACAAAAAAAATATATTTTTTTAAGGATGGATTGCGTTGTACCATTCCATACAAAATAAATCCAAATGCTGTTAAATCTAATTCATATTTAACTTGATTAAAAACGTTTTCCGTTGATCCCCGTGAAAACAACGCCGTATAATGTTCATTTACCTTATTGGCATATTCACTAGATGTGTAAGTGTCATAACCACCTGTTTCTTTATAATATTTAAGTAAAGCAACGGAAAAAGCTGGATACCATGCCGATCCATACAAAATTTTAAAATACATGGGTGAAAGACCTAAATAACGCTCTTTTGTTAAATAGTCATAATCTAAGCGTCGTGAATTTTCCCAATCAATCAATTCAAATTTACCATTGCATTTCATAATGTTATCCAATTTAATGTCACCATGCGCCAAATTGTATTTTTGAATGTCTGCCAATTCAGATAAAATGTGTTTGACAAAGGCAATGAATTGGTTGGGTTTAAAAAAATCTACCTTTTTAATAGACATAGTTTCTTGACATTTACGATTAATCACAAAACATCTAGATTTTGTAGATGTGTAAAACGATCCAACATCTTTCATAAAAATTTCAAACCCAAAAAGCATTGTATTTTTATATTTTATACCAATAATGTTATGTTTTTTTAAAAGTGGTAAAATGTTTGAAAATCCATTGATTTCACGCATCATATAGGTGTGTTTGGTCATGCCTTGTGCGAGTTGTACAACAGAAGGTTCCATAAATTCTTTGACTACGTAATTACGTGATGTATCATGATGAATAATGTCATATAAAATAGACGGATCTTTTGTTTCCTTTTGTATAGTATTATTATGTAATACATACATATCAATGTGGTCTACATCTTGAAATGAAATATGTTCTAATGAATCTACATCATTTTCAATAGACCCATAATCAATGACCTTTCCTTTCATACCTATACCATGAACAACTCCACCTTCCATATTATGTATCTTTAATTTAAATTGAAATTATTATTTTTATAAAAAACAAAAAATGTCTAACCCTATGCGAGAAAAACGAATTCATGATTTATTTGATGCATTCACAACAAATTTACAACATAAATCCATTGAAGAATATTTTAATCTTCCTGGAAAATATAAATTAATACGAGAATCAATTGATGTATTTTCTTTTAATGTAGAATATGAATATATTCCAAAATGTAATATCCATGAGTTATGTATCGATGTAACTAAACACATTGCTTCCTTTTTATATACACGAAGTAGATGTAATTTTAGACTTATATTTCCCACCTCTTATCCATTTAAGCCTACTGAATGGAGTATCATTTCAATTAAATCAAATGAAAATCCGGATTTTTACAAAGCACTTACCTGTCAACATCAACAATACCAAGAAAGCTGGATTCCTTCTATTTCAATTGAAACTGATATATTGAACATGATTTTACAATTGATATGTGTATTTCATTTATAATTTACGTTTTGTTTTATGTTTATATGTTTACGTTTTGTACCACCTCGAATAGCTAAAACACCTTGTAATTTACTTTTTAATGCTATATATATTTATAATATTGGAAGTGTAGATGAATCCATTGAATTTTCTACATGTCGTTCTAATAAATTAATATTGTATTTTCGTGTATTGATTTTTCTATTTTTAAAGGGTGTTTTCCATATTCCATCACAATCAAAAAATACAC